ATGAAGACTCTTGATGTTCAGGCGCTGCACAATGCAATAGATCAAACGCTGGAACAATTAAAACAACAATCAGACGAAATCGCCAAAGTCAAAAAGGCTGTTGAGGGCATCACATCACTTGATGATGCTTTAAAGGGAAAAGGCGGCGACGCGATCCGCGCCTTTTACGAGGAATGCCACACCCCTTTTCTACAGTTCTATGATACTTTTATAGAGGAATACAGTTCCGCGCTGAAGAAAATGAAAAGCGCGCTGAATTCCCTGGAACCAAACCATAACGGATTTATTTCACAGTCCTTTCTCGGGCATGAGTTGGAGAATGGCTTGAATGCCGCTGATCGCACAACGAAACATTTGGTTTCTAAAACCAACGCCACGATCGCAAAAGTCAGCCATATTGTCGATTTACCGGATTTGAATGACAGCGGTTTTCATGAACAAAATCAGAAAGCGTTAAAGGAAATCAGCACGACTCTTGAAAAGCTCCATGCGTTTGACCGCGGGCAAACCAACGCCCTGAAGACGGCTGAAAACGACCTTGAGACGATGCAGAGATACATCGCAAGGCTCGAAAAAATGTATACCGGTCCCAAAATAGAAATCACCAGTTATCAAAAAGGCGCGATTTTAAAGTCGGATGATAACTCTACAATAAACGGACTACCTGGCGGACTTCAGGGCCAACTGGAGAATGTCGAACCGTCTCCGATGGAGATGATGCTTGAAAAGCTCAACAAAAATAAACGATCTAATGTGGATACGGTGATTAGGGAAGACAATAAAGAAAATATCAATCAAGACGTTTATGCGAACGATTTTGATTTGAATGCGTTGCAAAACGAAGCAGAAAAATATCCGAAGGTTTATGGAGATATTCGGGTCATTGATGGTAAACTATATAATCATAAAGGATGGAAAAGGGTCAAAACAGTTGATGTCGCCGATGAAGTGGTTCAAAATCCGGCAGACATTAAATATATCGGTGGGCGTTACCATGTATATGAAAATGGTCAAATCGTAAGAGAGTACATTGTAAACGGTAAAGTAGAGATGGAAGCTGTTAAACGTATTCCAAAAAGTCGAAGCCAAGGGAATCTTAAGCGAGATTTTGAAGGAACTCCTTTAGAACCAGTAAATGATATAGGGGATTTTGTTGCAAAAGAAATAGCGGGCGGTAATGATGCGGTTCGGGTCATAACAGGCAGAGATCCGGACACAGGTGAAAAAGTCTCTAATGTCGAGCGTGCTGCGTCCGGAACTTCTTTAACACCTGTTGGTCGGTTGCTAAAGTACGGGAAAAAAGGATTTAAGTTATTTAAAGGTGAAGAGGCGGGAAAGAAAGTTGCGAAGGTAGATAAAACACCTTCCTATGGCAAACAATCCGTACCAAAAGGTCCGTACCGTGAAGTAAATGGTTTCCCTGCAAAAGTTAAACCAGGAGCTCAAGAAAAACATATTCCAGGAACACCAAATTATAAACAAGAAGTTGCAAATGGCAGAACCAAGAGTATCTTCTACGGGGATAATAAAAAAGCGCAAGAGTTGCTTGATAAATATGCTGGCACAGGAGATATGTTAAAAAAAGGAAACAAAGAAAGAGTGGATTTTGGTCAAGTAATAGGAAAATACTATAATACAGAGACCCGTAAATATGAAGAGACTACAAGAGGCATGATACATTATGGAAAAAACGGCGCTCATATAGTACCTTCACAACCGTCTTAAATAAATATAGGAAAAGAGGATATACATGGAACCTGATTCTTTATTCAAAACATTATTAAAATACAAAGATAGAGAACTTATATTAGAATGGGAAAATGGATTAAGAGTAATTGGTAAAACTGATACATTTTTCGAAACAGACAACGGTCTGGAGGATGATGATATCAATTATAAAGAATATTACGCAACGGCTTTTCAAGTAAATAAGGTTTTATCTCCTCCCGTTAATAATGAAGAAGATAGTCTATATAATTGGCTATTGGAAGAGAAAAACTCCCTAGTTGAAATTTCTCTTTATGAAGATACACCGAATAAGATCTTAGTAGACGGTAACACAATATGGGAATTAGACAGTGATGAATAACAATTGACACGTTGGAATTTATAAAATCTAGGCCCTCTTGAAAGAGGGCCTTTTTGTATTAAACCAATAGCGACTCGAGCTGCGCCTTTGTCTTCGTTCCGTAATAGACATCAATGCCGTTATTTTTAGCGCCTTTGTCCGGATAGAAATAGAGGGCAGCTAAAGCCTCCTGAATCTGTCGGACGGCCGTTCCCTTCATAATTAGGCTTTTGTAAATTCCGGGCGGAATGGGTACTTTTTTGCTCCTGCTTTTTCGTGCTTTCTTTTTCGGGGCCGATGTTGCCGGTTGCTTGATCCACCACAAAGGCCGAGATATTTCGCAATACCTGTTCAAAAATTGCCTGGTAAAATTCGTCTGTCTGCTCCCGTGAGCATCCGGCAATAAATACCCGATGCATCCCCTCAACATGTCTGAACCTGCCGCGCCCATTCGTAAAAATCCAGCACCGCTTCAGCATCAAAATAATAGGGGCAATCCGGGTCCGCTAACACCTCGACATCTTTAAAAAATCGCTGCACAGCCCATTTATGCTTTTGACAAGCCTTTATCTCACCGGAAAGTATTTTTTCGCTAAGCCCATAACGCTCAATCAGAATTTCAGAGGTGACCTCTTGCATTACATCCGGCCCCCGAACCGCTCTTCCTCTTTTGATTTCGGCTTGTCGTCATCCTTTTTAGGAATCACGAGCTTGCAGCGCGAGGAAATGGTTAAAGCCCGCCGTGACTTTCGGCAGAAGATCATCTGGTACTTGCAGAAGAACCACTCTGTAATTAAGCGCCGCCTTTGCCTCTTTTAAGAATTTGCTTGTTTTTGTCCGTAATCTCTCGCCAAAAGCGCTCAGAGTGCTCCTGCGTTTTTTCAAGGTGGTTTTCTTTTATTGGGTTTCATGTCTTCTTCTCCTTTCACTAAAACCACATGCATGACAAATAAAAAACGGACACCAAACAAACAGCGTAAAAGCTGTAAGTTCAGTGTCCGCAGGCATTCCATCTTGGACTTAATTATTAATTTTCTCAATCTTAATGGGTACTTTATATAGTTCCTCTAATTTCATTACACAGCGTAGGCTCAGATTCGTTTCCCAATAAAATGACTTCCTTATTGATTGGATGCAATATATACCAAACTTGATTATTTTCATCCTCTATGAATACATTTTTCTTAGTTGACTAGTCAACCGTATTTAATACAATTGTTGAAAAGATAGGCACTGAGCACAAGCAATAAAATACATTACTATCCCAACAGTTAAAGATTTAACATCATTAAACTGAGAAAAAGAAAGCAACAAATATATCTCAGTATAAAAAATGAATAAAAAAATCAAATATGAACAAGTCATGAAAAATTTGAAGTATCTATTAGACTTTATTTTAAATAAAGTATGCTCTGGTTTTTTTACTAGATTCAAAGTTAAAAGAACAAAGACGTTTACTGCAATTAATATTTCAGCCGTACAGACAAATTTTCGTTATAATCCAAATTAAACTTTTTTTTAATGTCTCACCTAAAGATACAAAAATGACCATCCAAGCAAACCTATAAACCACATACATACATGCTCTGACAATGAACATTCTTTCCTTTGAAAAAAGCTTTTGTTCAAAAACAACTGAAGAAAACAAAGTATCGGCTGGAATACTCTAAAAGCTGTTATTATAAATAAAATAAAAAAATAACAACGGTCGGAACTCCAAAAGAACTCAATAATTCATTAAAGATTTCCAAAAGATTCACTTATTAACACCTTCTTTTTCTTTATCCTACTAATTTTATCAAGATATGATATCCTCCTCAATGCCCCTTGCTGCACCCATAGTTGGAACAGCAGGCCTTTTTACTCACGTCAGCTGTATTCGATCAACACCAACATCCCCTCAAATTCATTCAAAAAGTGATCAATGTTGAGCTAATTCTCGTTGAAATCAACTTCCTCCACCGTCTTCCCGGACTTATGAAGAAAAGCATTATTTTTAAAGTGCGGGAGCCGCCTGATGAGTCAATCTATTTCCACCGCGTCATTCCATGAAACTGGATCTTTTATATTCATATTTTGCCATGTATTGAAAACATGGAAAGGACAGCCGATACAATTAGATTTTGCATGTGTTATAAACCCCTCGCGTTCAACATAAGTGATGTAGCGCGATCGATCTATGAAAGCCACATCAACCAGTGGATGCTCAGCTATCTGCCAGCATTCCCGACTCGGCTTAACTCTTTGAGTCTCGTCAGTGCTGATCCCTTTACAAAGATGTACTACTTCTTTTATGAGCTGCCTTAGCTTGTAGCCAAGCAACAAGCGAATTTCCCTGTTTACAGGCTGTATTTTATATTCACTTGTACATTGCCGGCGCGCGATACCAATTTCACCGTTTGAATCCCGAATATAGAATGGCGTACTAGCGAAATTGAGTATTTCAACCGACTACAATTCATGGATTAAGGCACACTCACAAGCGTGCAGCTTTATAGAAAGGTGTCAATTTATTATGTAAGTGAAATTAGGACATGCTGATATAGAAACCACGTCAAATACATATGCTCACTTAATTAAAGAGCTTCGGGAAAGAGATGAAACTGAGACAGTAAACATTTTTGAAGATAGGCTGTTGAGGAAGTTGAAAAGCCTGAAGAAGTTGAGGATGTGTATGTGTAAAGAATGTGCAAAACCATTTCAAATCATAACGTTTTCTATCCAATTCTTTAAAAAGAGCTAAGGATTCCGGTGGTCGGGGTCAACCGACACTCTCGAAGGAACACGAATTTGAGTCGTGCCGATTCTATCGGAAAGCCCTAGCCCGCGGTATATTCGATATAATAAGCCATTACGGTCTAGCATAGCGTTAACTTCGCATTTTAGATATAACTATAGTATAGCATTCAAGTTACCAAGAAAACTGAAATCATAAAAAAGACGGCTGTAATAGCCGCCCTCTTACTGTTGTATTTTTGTTTTATGAGCCCGCTCCTCTTGAGGCAAGTAATGTTACTGAGTCTGCTGTTTGGATACTTTCTGCGAGGAAGTCTGCTGCGCTGGTTAAAACGAGTCCAAGCGATGCAGTAAGGAAAGCAGTTACAATAAGTTTTTTCATTTAAAGAACCTCCTTTCCTGTTAGTTTACTTGATTTTATTGCTTTTTCCAAGAATTATGTGGAATATTTGTAATTATTTAATGAGCTGTAGACGTTGGCCACATCCTCAGCAAGCGCCTCAATGTCTACGTAAGCCTCTCTCTCCTCGAGCATTTCGATAAACTCTTTTACTTGCGGTACACCCTCGATGGGAGCGCTATAGCATATATTTAGAATCGAGAATTTGAGCGAAAAGTTGATATTATCCGTTTTCTGAGCAAACTCAAAACCAAGATGAACCCACTTAAGCGCCTTATCAACCTCACCTATCTTATAAGTTGACCTAGCTGACTCGTATATGCACTGCATGTACATAATAGGCGCATTTTTTTCGATATCATCCGTTTTAAATGAGAGGTCGAAATACTCGAGTGCTTCTTCATGTTTATCCTCTTGAATTTTTAAAAAGCCGAGATCATAGTAGACAGCCGCCAGCAGATGATTATCGCCCATCTTGATCAGTCTTTCTGCGCAACTCTTAAGCATATTTTCAGCTCTTGTTAAACGTCCGTCGTCTATATAATTGAGTGCGAGCAGCACCGTACAGTTTATCGACTGTGTCTTATATTCTTCATAAGCCCTATAAATGCTCTTCGCGATTGAAAGATGATGAAAAGAAAGTAGAGTTGTTTTCGTAAAATAATAGAGATTTCCAAGCTTATAATGAAACTCGGCCTTTTCGATTTCATCTTCGACATTATCGAGCTGCCGCTCGGCAACTCTAAAACAATTAAGCGCTTTAGAGTAGTTGCTCCTCGCACTTTCATACATTCCTTTAAAGAGAAAGTAATAGTATCGTAACAAACCGTCTGTCTTCGCCTTATCTTCAGCAATAGGCGGAAGCTGCGGCTCCCCCGCGACGTCTTCCATTAATACTCTGAACCTGTAATCAAGTAGATTAAAGTAAAGCAAAACATCCTGATCTTCTTCCATTACGTTTAAAAGGCCTTTTATTCTGTCCCTAAGTTCTACGGCATTTGAAACATCTCTCTTTTTTATGTGAACATACCACTGATTGATGAGATTGGCTACGTTCACAGAGGCTGCTGCTTTCATTGTCAAACCTCCCACACTTTACTGCCTCTATCGCTATGAGAACATTTTACAGAAAGTTACCAATCTTTGCAAAGAAGTTTGTATCAATAATTTACTTTTCGCCCTATAAATAGATAATAAATCATCAGATATATTTTTGCTTTTGTAAAAGTTTCTGCACCGTATTAAGCTCATTTCGATAAATCTCACGGTATGTTCCCGTAGCTTCCGGAGCTCGCAGTCCTTAAGAAAAAATTCTTACGGCTTCGTTCCAAGATAAGGAATAAATAAAAAGAGCGCTCCTTTTGTAGGAACGCTCTTTCATCGTTTGGCAATACGATGTTTAGTGATACCGGTGGTCGGGGTCGAACCGACACTCCCGAAGGAACACGATTTTGAGTCGTGCGCGTCTGCCAATTCCGCCACACCGGCATGTGTGTTGGGCGATCTGACCCTATACCGTTTCGTAAGATTCGGTGTATGTGCGTATGATTCGTTTGATATACGATTATCGCGCGTCATATTAAGCGCTATGTCAATCGTACGCATCCGGATCGTCACCGACGAATACTAATATATCACGGTATTCCGTAGGTGTCAATACGCACGACCAAATTTTTTGCGAAATATTAAATCCGTGCAATATTAACGTTTTTCCTCCATTAGTAGCTACGTTTTAAGTTTCGCAAAATAAAAATCGTGCGCACTGATGTGTTTGTCGTAAATTGTGACGAGATCACACGTCCTCCAACGCAACCCACACGATCTCCCTGAACGGTATGTCAACGCCGTCAATCCGCAATGTCCCTCCGACCGGATCCACGGATTCAATCACGCCGCTCACCCTTTCCGTCACCCAATTCCGCCAGTAACGGATCTCACAATCCTGGCCGGTCCTGTATGCGTATTGTATTTTCGATTCAAAGTCCGACCACTGCTCCGGATCAATCGACGGCTTCCGCTCATATGCGTGATCGATTTCGGATTTAAGGCGCCTAAGCTGTGAAATGTGCTCCGGCAAGAATATAGACGTCCATTTCATCGTCCCTCTATCGCGTAATGTCATTCGTGGTTCCTCCTTCGGTCCTATTCGTTATCTATGACGAAAGTATAACACGAACAAATGTTCTTACGCAATCTATTCCGCTTGGAGGAACGTTTCGAACTCCGCCAATAGCCCAACGTTTTTAACGCGATTTTCACGGGCTTTTACTGTCCATGCGGCTTGTCGGAAGCTAGCGTATAGGTAGTCGTCAAAGCGTCTAATTTTCCGCTGTTTTCGTTTGAGAATCGCTGCATGCCACGCTTCAACGAATGGCTGCGGATGTTCTTCGAGTATCAGTGTCGGATCTACGCTTGCCTTAGCCCGCAATAAGATTCCGTAGTATTTATAAATTTCGTCTGCTTCGAAGTAGCGCGCCATTGCGGAGTAGATTTCGCTTGGTAACGCATTTTTAAGACCGCAGGCCGGCACCGTATCTATTACGTGATTTTTTGAAAGATTTATAGAATCCGATGGTTCATTCGTAATTTTAGGCGCTTCATCCGTTGGCTCCGTTGGCTTTTCGGCATCCCCACGCGTGGTCATTGTCGACTGGTCATCTTCGGACAGTTGCGTGTCCTCGACTCTTCTTCCGACCGGGAGAATAACGACGATATTGGCGCCGTGACCACCGTTTATTTTCCGTGTCGTTGCGATCTTCTGGATGATCGAAAGTGATGCGAGTTTGTTGACGGCACGACGCGCAGTCTTGACGGACTTTCCGATGAGGTCTGCGAGTGTCTCCGCTTTGAGATGCGCTGCGCCGGCGAACTTGACCGCATAGCGAGCGATCGTCTTCAGCGTAAGCCGGTCGGTGTCGTTTAGTTCGTATGTATTGCGTTTGATGTGTTCGTAGACTGCCGCGTTGAGTTCGGCCGTCGAGTCGAACGTTTGGTATTCCGCTAAGTAATGCATAACGATTCCGCCTTTACGTATCATTTGTTAATACGTATTTTACGTTTATGCGTAATACTAGTCAACGATTATTTTCGTTTTTGCGTAAATTTCTTTTTTACGTATTTACGAAAACACTTTCGTGCATTATAATTAAATAAAACGATTGGAGGCAGAACGATGAGACGAGTAGTTCTACGAATCGATAAGCTAATGGATCGCTACGGACTAAATCAGGGTGAATTCGCCGAAAAGGTCGGGATCAGACCAGCCGCAATTTCGCAACTTTCTCGAAACCATGTTGTCCGCGTTTCAATCGACCACTTAGAACGAATTGTAAATACGTTTGAGATTGATGATGTTCGGGAAATTATCGAAATAGAAAAGGACAGGTAAACAGTAACACTTGCATTCGAATTTAATGTATACTAATAGTAATAAATTACTAAGGAGAATTTCATGAATCATAATTTTATACTTATTGATTTCTTAGACGAAGTTAGATCCGGAATGGCTCTCGCAACCGAAAGACGTGCTAATATGGTTGCTACAGAGCGGGGAGAAGTCTCGTTTCTAACTCTTAATTTTCAAAATAACCACGAACACATTATCTCTAGGATGAAAGAAAGAGGGAGACTCGCGGAGAATATCGAGGTATACAATTTTCACGAGCACTTCTACAACTTACCTGAGCGCATCTCTAATAAGGATAAATCTCCTGAGCTTGGGTTGGTCGAGGATGGGCTTTCTCACTATATAGATGAACGCCCTAATACAAATGGCTACAGGTACTATGATAAGGACGGGAACTATGTAAAGTACAAACTATTCGACGAAGAAATGAGACTTAAGTTCATTGATTATCGTGACCTTAATCTCCAACGTACCCATAGAGTTGAGTATGATCTTAACGGCAGAAAGAGACGTGAGATTAGATACAACCTTCAGAACAACAAACCTGCGTTTGAAAAATATTATGATATTAATGAGGAATGTTATTTATCTGTTTGGGTAAATTCTTCAGGGAAGAGAACGAAGTGTGTTATTCACGCTGGAATTAACAAAGCATTTAATCATATAACTGATGCGCACGTCTATTGGGTTGAGTCTGTTCTAAAAGATTACACGAATCCGTTTTTAATGCTTGATGAATTGGGATTACTAGATGTTTTCCGTAAGGTGAGCAACGATTGTTATAAAATCGTAACCTTGCATAATACGCATCTTGATAAGCCACACGTTAAAGGATCTCCATATAGGCGCGTGTATAAAGAGATATTTGATCACAGGGATGAATTCGATGCGATTGTTTTCTTAACTGAAGAACAAAAAAGGGATGTCGAGGAAGACTACGGTAAGGATAAACGATTTGTTGTAGTTCCTCATGCGGTCACATTGGACAAAGATGAAATACTAGATGAATCAATTGAGCGAAATCCTAAATCAGCCATAACACTAGCTCGCTTGGAGGACAGCAAAAATATCGCGGACGGAATTCGAGCTTTCCGTATTGTAGTCGATACTATTAAAGAAGCCGAGTATCACATCTTTGGTTATGGAAAAGAGAAAGAAAATTTACAAGCGTTAATAAAGGAGTTAAAACTCGAAAACAATGTTTATATTCACGGGTTCACCCATAACGTTAATAGAGAAATCCAAAAACATGGATTGTCTATTATGACGTCCCGTTTTGAAGGCTTTTGTCTAGTGATCATGGAGAGTCTAGCCAACCAAACGCCAGTAGTTAGTTACCGGACGAAGTACGGACCGGAAACACTTATCAGAGACGGAAAAGACGGATACCTAACAGAATACAATAACTACGAAGAAGTTGCGGAAAAAGTAATTGAATTAATGTTGGACAGCAAGAAACAGAAAAAGTTCGCGAAAAATTCATTGGATGTGTACAAGCGGTTTAGTTATGCTCGTTATAAGAAGAATTGGTTAGGCCTGTTTAAACAACTTTCGAAGTAGCAACGCGAGGAGAGAATAAAATGTCTATTATTAAACAAAAATACAGTGATGTAATCGTAGTTCCGTCTGGTAGCGAATTAGTTTCTCTACAAAGCGAGAGAGACGAACTATACCTTTATTTCAACACCACAGAAAATCATAGCTCTGATGTCTATAACATTAAATTGTATGGTGAAACAGAGAAAGAAAGCGTTCTTGGGTCACCTTCGTATAAAGGAAGTATTCTGCATAAGGATGAAATGGTGTATGTAGCAGCCGATAAAATCGGCGAAAATGAGATATATTAAAGAAAGAAAAAAACTCTACCGGATAAGGGTAGAGTTTTTATTTATCCTTTATCCAGTCTATCGCTATGTTTTGTTTACATTTTCGACAGCTTGCGTTATGTTTTCCGTATAGAATAATATTCTTTTTGAATCCGCAACGAGGGCATTCGAACTGCTCACTGCCCGTAAATGCTCCGACTAAGAAGAGGAGTCCGATGCCGCCTAAACCTATTCCTGGCAGTATACCGATAATAGTAACGAACAATATTATGCTGATCAACAACAAGAACAATCCAATTAGGCCTGAAAGAACGCGAGGAATTATACGCCCAACCGACATCCGCCTCTTCAGTACTTCTACACGTACGAAATCCATTCGATCAACCTCCGTTATTTATAGTATAGCTGATTTATGTGTACGAGCACCTACGAATTTATACGCAGGCGCCCGCCAAAAGTTCCGCTTACTTAGTCGTTCCTTCACGTTTTGCGCCGATCTCGAAAAGACCCGTCGCAGCCAGTCCCGCAAAACCGCCGGCCCACAACCGCAATACTAGTTCGAGGTCCGTAAACGGATAGGCCACGGCTCCGAGTGCGATTCCTAAAACGAAGCTAACCGCAGGCACAACATTGGTCGGCATGTTAATCGTTTTCTTAACAAGTTGAACAAGCGCCGTTAGGATGGGCGCCAACACAGTCGCAAATAATAATACTTCTTCCATTTATATCGTCTCCCTTTTCTGTTATTTAATAGTTGCGCCAGTTGATTTCGCCGCGTAGATATTCACTTTTCCGAACTGATCCGTCTTGATTGTATAGACGTCCGTTTGAGGGTTCGCAAGGATCTCGTATTTAAGACCGCCAAATTTCTTCGGCCGCAAGAATCCGCATTCGTTCCCTTTGACCGGCGCTTTGTTAGTCGGATAGATGCGCCATGAGTCGGCAGATGCCGGAAGATATACGCATTTCTTACCGCTTGATGACGGTTTGGAACCGCTGCTTCCCGTAAGATTCAGAACCTGGCCGACCATGATTTTGTTCGGATTTTTAATACCGTTATAGGACTGGAGTTTCGCCACACTAACGCCTGTTTTAACCGCGATTTCCGAAAGCGTGTCGCCTTTCTTAACGGTGTAAGTTGCGCCGGATGGCTTAGACGCTGAACTAGACGACTTTCCTCCGAGCGCCTTCAATTCCGCAGCGATGGCCGCTTTCACCGCATCCCAACGTCCCTCATCGAGTACACGGTGCGGGCAGTATTTTCCGCTCCAATCCTGGTGTTTTTTAACGCGATCAACGCCCCAACCGCGCTCTTTTAAAAGCTGAGCGATGAATTTAATCGCAAGTTTTTCTGCCGCTTTATACTTAGCGCCGCCTGATTTCGAGTAGCAAACCTCGACACCGATAGATGAACGGTTGCCCGGTCCGTTCCTGTCTCCGCAATGCCATGCGTTACGGTTAGTTGGAATCCCCTGAACGACCTCTTTATCGTCTACCGCGAAGTGATACGATACTTCGTTGTTATTGCGGATCATGTACGCAATTTCATTCGCTGCTGAAGCGTCGTTTGCCGTATTGTGAAACGTAATGTACTTCGCATCCATTGAATACGGACACTTAACGGAATACTTACTTGACGCGACGAGGTTTTTCTTGACTGAAATCGCCATTTAATCGTCTCCCTTTTCGTTAATTTTGCGTATATAAAAAGCCCGCCGGACTCTCACCGAACGGGCTCATAAAAATAGCGCAATCCCCGATATCGCCAACCCGACGACCGTGAGAATTACGCCCCATAACCATTTCGTATTTGCTTTCATGTCGGAGATATCCGCCCGACTTTCTTTCGCAAGTGCCAACGCTTCATCTGCCTTTTCATGCGCTCGATCTGCCGTATGTTTTACTTCGTTGAAATAGTCAACCTTCGTATCGATTCGTACAAGCCATTCGCGAATATCGGCAATCTTACCGTGCAATTCGTTGTTCGACGGTTCGCCCAATGACTACGCCTCCTGTTCGCTATTAGTTACGTTTTCGTCTTCGTTTGGTGGCGAATCAGGATCGTAAGGATCTCCGGTAATTTCCTCGTATTGTTCCGGCGTGATCCGTCCGGCAGCCACAACGTCATGCACTTGCTTTTTCGTCCAAAGACCGTCTTCATAGAACCCTTTAATATACGTGTACCAATCGATGGGCATTTACGAACCTCCTAACGCGATTAAGTAGTATAAATCCGCCACTTGTTTCCGGAGAACTTCCATTTCTGACGGTCCGGGATCAGGCGGTTGGAGACTATCGATATATTCTTTCGTAGCTGTTTCTCGCCACTCTGATTTGTCTTTATCGAATACAGGTTTATACATACCGGCACCGCCGGGATTAACCGGAGGGATATCCGTGTAGCCTTTCGGAATATCCTCTCCGTCATTGATGATCTTATTTTCAGACGGCACATAATTCATTTTGCTGTCGTATTTGTATATTTGTTTCATTTGATAACAGCTCCTCTACAATGCTTTAAATGAGAAATCAAATCGAATATAATTTGTATTGCTTGATACGTTCTCAACTACTACTTCACCAGTCGCCCTAAAGAGCAACCTAGCCACCTGCGCGGTACCCGACGCTATTTGGATGCAACCCATATCGCGAATCGGACGCATGTTTTCCGGAAGTGTGAAAACTGTCGTTCCAGTAACGCCTCCTTTTGCTGCCCCTCGCACCCATACCGTTTTCGTCGCGTCAATTCCGAAGACTACATCTTCGCCGCCGTTGTAGTGAGCCCAGCCGTTCTGCAAAGTCGCAACAACCCACGAAAAGTTAGATACGTAAGTCTTGGCATCAGAAAGAGCCTTATCCGCTTTTTCCTGCGCGCCCGTCGTCGTTTCCTTAGCGTTCCAGGCAATGCGCTCATCAGCTGTGATATGCCGGGTAGTATCGTCGTCATGCGCATCAAATTCTTTTTTACTCGCCTGCTGTACGTCATCTACATTCGATAAGCCGATTTGCGCTTTTGTCACATCGTGCGGGTTACTCGTGTCATTGACGTGGCTATCAAACTCTGTTTTCGATGCTTGCTTGACGTTATCGACGTTGGACAGGCCGACTTGAGCTTTTGTTACCTTGTGCGGATTGTTCGTCTTGGCTGCGTGTGCATCCGTATAAGCGTTTGCGTTAGCTTCCGCTGCATCTGCCTTTTCCTGCGCTCCCTCTTTCGTCTCGATCCGGTCGAGATCCGAGAACTTCGCTTTTAATTCGTCGAGCATCACTGTCTCTTCGTCATACAGCGCGATGATCAACGCTTTTAACGATTCAAAATCATCGACGTAATATTCCGCAAGAGGTGCGATATTCCGGTCCGCAAGACTTTGCGATACCTCAAAGCCGAATTTATGCGCAGAGAGTGATTGGCCGTTCGTGTATTTCAAAATTAGCTGGCAGTCGAATTTACCGTACATTTTGATTTCGTCCTCATCCAATACGTACTCTGCGACACCATTCAACGGATCGACTATCGTGACGTCCCGTATTCTTTGCTTGCCGCTTGGCGGAACGAGGATTACTTTCCCGGTCACAGCTGATAGGGGCAAAGGGATGCCGTCCTTGCGTAAATAAAATATCAACTTTGCCGTATTAATATCTTGCGTCGAAAATATAAAAGCTGAATTATAATTTCCTTCTGTTATCGGGTTTATATCAAACGTGTAAGAGCCGGTTTTATAAATAGCCAACAGTATTACCTCCCTTTCTTTTAGTATGTTGGAGTTTCAGGTAGCTCCGCATCGTACCCGTAATTCCCGTCAGATCTTTGTGTAACTGTTGGCGCTTTACGCATCATCGGCCTAAGATCAACTTGCTTTACAGAGCCGGTGCTGAGGACTTGGTAATATCTTTGACACTCGGCTATTTCTTCAGTCAACGGTCTTGCGACATACGGCGTAGCAAGCCTTCCTTTTTCTAATTTGACTAGGTAAAATTCTACCCATTCGCTGGGAGCCAAACTATCATAGGAAGAACTGTTTGTTGTGTCGACATCTATTTGAACTTCAACGTAGTCTTCTTCCAAAAATTTATATGAGGACATATCGGGCATCTTTATATTCAACACAAAGAATGTGAATCGACTTGTCACTTGGCAAGATCTAACCGCAAGATTATCGTGTTTTCCATCGTGCGCTAAATCGAGATGGAGTTTGATTCTATGTGAGGATTTATTGGTTCTTGCCCATAAAGCCAAGGTGTACTCCTCACCGCTTCTAAATTGAGTCGGATTTTCTATTCGCTGTATTAAATCAGTTCTCGAGAGATCCGGAACATTTTTCAATTTCGTTATTCTTAAACCATACTTATTAGAAAAAGGAGCACTCATCGGCTTTTTCACTCTTTCAGTCCGATTGATCCCGCTCTCATTGGTACCAACAGCATTAACGAGCCACCTGTCAGCAGTGAATACCCCATCATCAGTAAAACTAGTTCCACGCTGCCATACGTCGAAGGCTCCGTTAGTTACGAAGTTCCTGTTCGGCATATGCAATGCGACTTTATCGTACGTTATATCTGCGATATTCGGCCGCGGTCGCGGAGCAGTCTCGATTAGCTTTCCGTCTTGCGCTCCAGCTAACGTCACAAATACCAGTTCCCTACCGCTTCTTTCAACCGCTATTTGCATCAGAGCCGGAATAACGTATCCATCATAATTAAACATACAAACACCCTCATTTTCGAAGGCGTAATTGACTCTGTCAAAATCGTAGTTCTGCTCAATTAAGTCAGCGAATGACTCTTTCGAGAATGAATACGACTTAGCAATGCTTCCGTCTAGATTAAGAACGGTAATCGCAGGGTAATCTTTTCCTTGTCCTAAGACAATTTTATTATCATGGAAAGTAATCCCTTGTACCTTTTCAAACATAATCTCTTGGTTGTTTACTGAGACCTCCATTAGCAATCTAGGACTTCCTGCGATAATACTTTGAAAATCATAAATGTATATCCGGTCCATTCTCTCATTCGTTGAGTTTCCGGAAACGAAGTATTTTTTATCGATATCATTTCCCGTCTTATATGATCCGAGAACTTCCATCGTTTCTTCTATTTCCCCAGTGGTATAGTTAAAGATAGAAAGCTCATTTTCAAACTGCTGCCTCACAAGAAAGCACAATTCCCCTTCTGAGTTCTTAAACCAAGGAATACCCTCGTTATACGTTGAACTTGTGATCGTAAATTGTTGGGAATCCTTCAGAGCTGATGTAGATAGTTCATAGCGCGAAATGATACAAACACTACCACCGTTTTCTTGCCTTGCAATATACAACTCATCGTCTTCTTGATTTATAGAAATGGCTTGTGGGAAGGGCAGAGAGTTATCCCTGGCCAAAACAGAGAATATAATTTTTTGATAATTAAGGTACTCCTCGAACTTTCGATCTCTTTTTACTTGCTCCCCATAAAGGTTATCAATTCTACTTTCTGTATTGAATAATCGATCGTTGGCTGTATCGAAAACTTCCCCTTTATTATTCACTCGGAGGTCTACAACCTCTTTAATATTTGTCCCGTCCGCATTTAAAATTAGGTTGTTTATCCGTTTTTTTGCTCTCTCGATCTCATCTGATACTGTCAGACCGTCAAAATGGATTATTTGATCGGACGTATGGGCTATCGGGCCTTTAATATGAGCTTTTAACCCTTCGTATGATCCGCTAATGTCTTCCGCAATATCTACTAGATTATCGTTATAGCTGTTTCTAAAATCTCGATCGAAAGCATTGCCTGCTTTTTTGTATGGGTAATTAGGCATCTGTCTCCTCCTTTATCCTTGTCCTCCGACTTCCTGTTCAAGCGCTGTTAATCGATCTAAAATCGACTGCATGTCGACGTCGCCAGACACTGGCATCTTAATCCGTTTCAACTTTGCGAAGTCTACCTTACTCATTAACCCGTCGTTAGTATCCGAAGCTAGCGCGACCAATACCTGACCGTCTGGACCGACTAGAATGTTCGCCAGTTTTACGAAATCAGACGAACTCATTAACCCATCCGAATTCGCCGACGCCAGTCCGTACTGCGGAATGTTTATCAACGTCGGATCGTACCCAGGATCGAATGAGGTGCCGCTGCCTATTTTGATTGATCCCTCTCGTATCTTGCCGGTCTGAGGATCGACAATTTTAGAAAGCGTCTTCTGCGACTTTTTAAAGGACGCGACTATACTCGGGGCCTTCCGGACAATACTTCCGAATGTGAATTTCGGAGATTTTAACGGATCAGAATAATCCTCGACTTCTACGACGCGTATCTGTACGTCAATATCTAACGGATCTAGGATGCACCAGACGTAATCTCCTAGCCGTATATCTTGAACACCGAGTTCAGAAAGCTCGACATATGTTAGCGTGATTGAAATATCGATCTGGTCATGAAGTTCTTTCTTCATTTGCGCAATCAACTGGTCCTTGTTCTTTTCCGTATACTTATCGCCGCGAACAGGGGCCGCGTGGCGAATCCCGTAAATGCTCGCTAGCGGACTCGTATATTCCGCTGTGACCGCGTAAGTTCCAGTTTTTTCGTCTTTTTTACCGAATCCTTTGATAAACGTTTTAAGTTGGCTTGTATCGATCTCTTTCGATGGATTGGCTGCATTAAGTCTGTGTCGTATCTGATGATCTGTGTATCTCGCAATCTGTTTCGCAATATAAATCGTTCGGCCAGCACAATCAAACTCCGCGCCAAACTCCGAGACGATCGTCTTCAAAAGATCGAGCGAAAAGTTGTCTCCAAAATTCGAAACTTTGATTGTAGAAGGCAATCCGGTCTTATCAACTTTGTAATTGTATTCGGTCCCTTTCAGTGCGATATTTAGAGCTTCTTCGATCGTATATTCCTTTTCTTTCTCCTCGACTTCGTAAATATAGACGTCAGCAAGATCGATAAACATGCGGTGAATGCCTTTCACTTTCACCGCTCGAACGGAAGCATTTATTGGACGGATGACATATTCTTCTCCTTCGTAGATCAAAAAATTCTCCGGCTGAACCAAAGGAAATGAATGTTCGTTAGTCTCATGCTTAATGACGGTAACATCGATATACTTTTCACTGTTTAGACCGCACTTTCTTGTCACGGTATACTTAGTGAGCGCTTCCTCTTGCCCGAGAATGCTGCGAACATATAATTCTTTCAAAAACCCCACCTCACGATGCGTAGTAAAAACGGAAATTAAAAGACACTTCGAAGCTCCCGGACGTTCCGCTCAACTTGAAGTGATTCCATCCCGGAGCAAGTGTTATAAACTTCCGATTCGTATTCCCGAATATACTAATATTGTTTTTAGTAGCTCGAACCCGATTGAGAACGATTGTGTCTCCCGACGACATTGTCCCACTGTATTTCCACACATCCCCCGTTGTCTGATTCGTAATAGTTAGATTGGAAGAACCGCCTTTATATGCAATGATTAGGGGCATCTCAACCGGATCTATCGGAATATCTCCTGCGTTATAGATTGAGAACGACGTAGTCTTGTGTGTATATGAAGGGACGGTATCGGTGAGCCCCTCTCCCAAAAGCCACCTATTCGCGTCAAACGTGAACGGATCGAGTGTCGTGCCAAGAGATTCCGCGAAGCCGTCCGCGCAGTCAAACTGAATATTAAAGTCCCCGATTGTTCCGATACGGTCAACGTCAAAAGACGAGCTTACTTCGACTTTCCACCGCTTATACGGCTCCGATTCTACAATGACATAGAATTGCGTCTGCTTGTAAAGTGCCGCTACGATTTTGTTCCGCAGCAAGAAGAAATCGTCCGTATCTTCGGCAAACAGGCGGCATTCTGCTTTGATCGACCGTATTCCGAAATCTTTTCCCGTCCTGATGCTGCCGTTTGTCCCTTCGATTTTTTCATAATAAATGTTAGGAGACGGCGCACCCGGAACAAAGCTTCGAACTAAAACAGAAAGGTCCCTCGCCATATCGACGGTGGACCCGTTATCGTAAACGATCTTAAAATTGCTGTCTGTTATCGGGATTTTTTCCACGCAACCACCTCCCGCCATTAATTATTAAACGCGCTCAAGACGCCTATTTCTTCGGCTTGCTGACGGCTCACATACGGCTCCACCAAGCGCCCGACAACCTCGTCATTCATCACGATCACTTTTCCGTCACTGTTGCGGATGGCTCTTTCGATAGACGTGAGCGCCGCCAATACTTCCGGTGAGGCTCCGACCTGGCTTCCAACTGCCGCCGTATGGCCTGCGTCAATCATCCGCATTAAATTCGCCTGCTGTGCTTCCGTCAGGACCATTTCGTTCCGTAGTGCCCGGATGTCTACTTCGTGGCTCATCGGAGCATTTTCGAACTTAGACGCAAGGCCACCGGTATGGAGCTTATTTATCTGACCGCGTCCGACGATGCCGCCGATATGATACGGAGTTTCACGTCCGCCTTTTCCGTGCGTCTTCTTGAATGTCTCCGCGCTCTCTTCGATTTCCGATCCGTCCGCGCTGTAAGTGACGTGGATCTTTTTATTGATCCTTCGCGCCAGCTTTTCGTTCATGTTTTCGGCTTCTTTGGTGATGTCCTGGACCTTCGACTTTGCCGCCTGAAGCTGCGCGATTTCTTTATCGATCGCTTTAACTGAATCACGATACTCCTTCGTCTTTTTGTCCGCAGCAGTCGTGTTGTTTTCGAGATTGGCTTTCGCATCTTTAAGTTTGGCGATTTCCCTATTGAGAACGTTGACGCCTTCGCCTTTTTTCGCGTTCAAACCTACCTGACGGAGTTCGAGGTCGACCATCTTTTGTTTGATGGTATCCAGCTTTCCAAGCTCTTCGTTAACTTTGTTTAACTCAGTATTCTTAGCGCTGATTTTCCCGTAAATCGTATCTAACTGCCCGCGGAGGGTTGCCAATGTCCCTTTTTGAACGCCGAGAACGGTTTCTTGGGAGGCAACTTCTTTCTGATTTCCGTCTAATTTAGCTTGAGTAATCTTCTGCTCAGTTGACTCTATGATGTCCAATTGAGCTTTGACATCAGCCTCCAGTTTCTGCCGCTCTTTTGTGAGTCCGTTGATTTCTTTTTGAATATTTCTCTGCTTTTCTAAGTTCTTATCGTAGTTTTTCTCTGCAAGGTTTTTCTGTTTCTCAAGCTCTAATCGGAGTTCTTCGGCTTTTTCCGCGTTCAACGCTTTTAGAGCATTTGTATTCTTGGCGACTGCATTTCCCTGAGAGCTGATTGCCGCCTCTGTATCCGGTGACTTTTTAATTACCTCATCGTTCAGCTTTAAAAACCGATCAAATTTGTTATTTGTTAAACCGGAATTTTTCTTGAGGTCCGCTTGCTCATCTTTAAGTCTCTTAATAACATCCGGATCTGTCTCGGTCTTTAATTGATCATTTATGTCAAGATAGCGAGCAAATTCATCTGCAGTCAATTTCGTCTTGTTTTTAAGTTTGTCGAACTCCGACGCTAGGCTTTCGATCGATTCGATCTCTTTTTGTTTGGTTTCTGCTGCCTCTAAGCTGACAGTATTCATAGCGTCATATCCCTCTACAACACCAACCAACAAGCCGCCGATAATCGATAGCCCAGCTATGACCCAACCGGCAGGCCCCATTGAGACGAAAAGGCCTTTTAACGCAACACCGAGCTTAACGGCTGAAGCCGCGACAAGTGCAATCGCCGCCGCTGTCCCCGCCATTTCGAGTCCTGTCGTGATAATTCCCGGATTCAACTTGTTAAGGAAATCGAGTATTTTCGTTCCCTCGTCTACAATTTTTCGGAAAGTAGGCAAAAACTCATTACCGATCTTGATGCCGAGCCCGTCGAGCGCACTCTTAAACTTTTCGAAGGAGCCTTTCAGGTTATCCATTTGCGTCTTGGCTACGCGATCAGCCGTCCCGCCAGCGTTCTTTAGTGCGTTAGAATAATCTCGCAGTCCTTTTTCGCCAACGCCAAGCAACGTTACGAAACCGGACGCAGCTTCCGTCCCGACGAGCTGAGCCGCTGTTGCCGTTTTTTGTGCGTCTGACATTCCTTCGAGGTTCTTCGAAATGTATCCGATCAATTCCGGTAGCGACTTTAAGTTTCCGTTGGCGTCTTCCAATTCGAGATTGTACTTTTTGACCGCCTTCGCCGTCTGCCCTACCGGATTTGACAAATGCAATAGCGTCGCCCTTAGCGCGGTACCCGCCATCGATCCCTGAATACCGGCGTCTGACATTTTCGCGACAGCTGCGGCCGTATCTTCTATCGAATAGCCTAGTCCGTTTGCGACCGGGGCCACGTATTTCATGGCGTCGCCCAATTGGCCGAGGTCCGTATTCGCCGTCGTCATCGCTTTAACAAGCACATCGACCGCATGTCCGGACTCTTCCGCTTTGATTCCGAAGCCCGTCATGATGTTCGAAACAATATCGGCTGACCGCCCGAGGCTTTCGTTAGAAGCAGACGCCAGGTTAAGGACGGCCGGTAATGATCCGACTTGTTCCTTTACACTGAAGCCCGCCATTGCTAAAAATTGGAGTCCCTCCGCCGCCTCTACCGCTGTAAATTTCGTTTCAGCGCCCATCTTAGACGCGATGTTCTTTAAATCTTCGAATTCCTGACCGGTCGCGCCGCTGATCGCCTTAACGTTCGACATGGCCGCTTCGAAGTCTGCCGCAGTCTTGACGGATGCTCCGATACCGGCGACTACCGCACCGCCGACGGCCAGCGACGCCTTTTGTATCTGGCCCATATCTTTCGATAGATTTTTAGACGATTTCCCCATCTCCGACATGTCGCTCTTTGCTTGATCGGATTTTTTAGACCAATCGGCCATATCGAGAATCAAACGGGCACGTATTTCTCCGACTGTTGCTCCGGCCATCTAGTTACCTCCTTTCCGAAAAGCTGCTTGCATCATGCGTAATTGTTCGAATTTTTCTCTATCGAAGTGATTAGCGTTTTCGATTCCTGCTGTTCTCGTAAGCCCGTTCATTAGCGACTTGAAATCTTCGTCCTCACTTGATCGGTTATTCGTAGCGAGGGCGATACGGACTTCCTCAAGGCGTCTAATTGCGCTTTGCTTTGCCTTGGCGCGAATAAGCTTCGGAATATCAACCATGTAATAATCGTTTTCAATCTCGCGCTGAGTGACTCCGAGAATAATAGCCGCATCTATTAAGTAGTCTTCGATCGTATATGAGACGCCCTCTTCTTCGCCTACTCGCCGAGGTTCGGAAGAAGGCTTTTCACGTTTTTTGCCATCGAAGACAACCGGTTTTTCTTAACCGTTAAGGCGAGGTATTCGAACATCTCGTCTGCCCCAACGTTTTCTGAAATGTAATCCGCGTCAACATCGCTCAGTGCCGAGACAATTCCGACGATCTCATCGAGTCCTACTTCGAGCCCGGTGACTACGTACGAGTAAAAGTCTTCCGGAGGCGCGCTTAGAACTTGAACGATAATTCCGGGCAGCTTATCGACGGCCCCGAATAATTGCTTCCACTTCTTCGGTGTGAGCTTCGGAATCTCGACCGGATAATCACCGAAATAAAGTTGCTCAGGATCTTTTTTGGTGAACAGTTTCATAAAACATCTCCTTTCTCTTAAATAAAAAAGACACCGCGGTTAAGCGATGTCTCTCGGTTATTCTGCTGCGGATTCGTCTCCCATAATGAACAAGTCTCCATCGTTATCCGTATCCGGATATGCGACAAAGGTCAGATTCGCAATCCGTTCGTTGTCTGAATCGTAAGTGTACTCCGGATCAGCTACTGCGCCTGCTAACGGAATTGTGATATAATCGTTCGGCGTTGTCGAAGGTGCCGTCGGCTTAATAACGAGTTTCTTTGCGGCTGCGAGCATGTCGAATCCCGCCTTACCGCTAACAACTAGCTTTTTCTTTGTCGAATCGGTACCATCGGTCACCAACCGACTGTTCGGAATGGCTACCGCAAGTCTATCGAGGTCATGTAGAGCGAAAGGGATCGTGACTTCTGCGGTCCTCCCCTTCATCGTAGACTTAACGATTGTGTCTCCGTATTGATCGACCGTGGTGTCTTGCTTTGATGTTTGAACCTTAAACTGAATTCCGCCCTTAGTGATGTCGTAGGTAACCATATCGGCGCCTTCGCCATACTCAACAATTGCTGGGCCGATCGGTACGTTAATACCTCTAATTCCTGCCGCCATGCAATTTCCCCCTTATATTCAAAATAAAAAGCCCCTGATTAGGGGCGTATCACGCAATCAAAATTCAAAGAGTATTGAGGACGATTGTTGTCGTCGTATCCAATAAACAACGGGACTGAAGTAGTAGCGCGAATAATGACAACTGAATTCTCGCCGATCATTACCTCTTTCAAATTAGTGAGCGAGTTAAAAAGCTCGTAAGCTTTATCTTCGCAATCCTGTTCGCCTGCTGCGCGTCCTCTTACAAGTATCTGAAAAGACGGCTGCTTTTTCCCGGTCCATTGCGATGTCGGAAAACCGCCGGTCAGTTTTACGGAAATACATTCGTCAGGTGCTTCGCGAGGGAATCTGTTCGGAAAGTAAACGCCAGGAACCCGCGATTTAATGAACGATATTAATTCGAGTATCTTCAACGTCTACCTCAACTCCTCTCTTACGGCCTCTGCGACGTTCCGTATATACTTTTCGGCCTCTCCTTTTAACGGACGCTCAAGGTACTTGTTACCGACCGTATATCCGTCCGTTCCACCGGCTTGTGCGGATGTAGGTCCGAGATTGTAATCGGCTTCGTGCGTCCAAATTGCGTAGTTAAATCCGTTTTCTACTGCACGGAAGGATACTTCGCCAATCAACCGATCTCGCGATAGTTTTACCTTCTTCTGCATCCCTCTACGAAGTGTCGCCTTATCGATAGGTGCGATGTTTTGGGCGATACGAGCGAGATCATCGGTATTGTCCTCCATCGCTCGGACTGCCGCCTGCTCTGCGCCGTGTTCAGTTCGGTTCAGTCGATTAAGGAAATCGCTTGCGTCGAAATCAAAACTCAAACGATCACCTCCGTCAGAATTGGCTTTCCGGATACGTGCCTTCTTACGTTGATCTCTTTCGGCTTTCTCGCAATTGTCTCCCCGAGTTCATTCGTAAATAAGATCGTATCTGAGTACCGAATATCTGCCAGTTTATCGACTAGAATTCTCGCAGTGGCGACGGACTCTTCGCTTTTAATGACGCCAGACGATCGCGATAAACTGATTCGAGAGCCCTCGTCGACACGGCACTTGACTGCGAACGGTTCGATTTTTATTGGATTGCCCCACGAATCGAACTCTCCGGAACTGTCACGCTCCACCGTAATGGTCTGCCTCATAGGAACGATAGCCATCTACAACACCGTCCATTGAATACGACGTCCGCCGAGCTTCACACCGTTTTCTTCTCCGATCAGATCAAGCGTCTTTTTCGGAATTAACGATTCATCATCGACTTTCATCGTATCTTTAAAGTTAAACGACGCCACACCGGTCAAAGAGAACGACGCAATTCCTTGTTTGTTCAGACGGTTCGTGTCGTTATAGGCAATTGCCAGCACGTTCGCGAATTCGTATACTGCGTCAGCCGGTATTTTATAGTCGGGAAATTTACGGACGAGAACGTCATCAGCAACGTTTAAGATCCGTTGCTTCCTTTCGTGATCAGAATCGTTCCAATCTTCGTTATCTACCGTAAAACTGTTGATATATTCGTCAGCACCCTCGACGCTTACTGTCATATCGCCACCTCCTGTTATTTTGCGGAGGATTTACGCGTTTGTTTCTTCGCTGCCGGCTTAGGCGCGTCTTCCTCCGTTGGTTTGTCGATCCGAGTTACGTCTGCCAGTTCGGACAGGACTTTGATTTCGTCCGGTTCTTCAGTTTTAAATACACCGTTTTTGAACGACTTAAATACGTCGCCCACGTAAAACCCGAGTTCGGGATATTTCGATTTGAATTCCGCCATTTTTCCACAACACCTCTGTCAAAATAAATAGGCCCGCGATTTGCGGGCCGTTGATTACGCTAATCCTTTGATTCGTGCGTGTGCTTTTTCTTGTAGGAATTGAAGTGTATATTCACCGACGACTTGCCCTTCGTAGTAATCGCCTTTCTTGCCAAGGTATTCGTGGAAGAATCCTCGATCTGCAAGAGGTCTGATTTCAGTACGGTTTGCGTCGAAGATAAACAACTCATCTGCATTTAGGTTGTTGTTCAAAAGAATTTCCGCTTGGCCGAAGTCAGAAACGAAGTGATCAACGACCTGTCCGCGGCCATTGTCTGCGCGAGTCAGGCGGATTTGAGATTTATCGAAGTTTGAGATCGCACGTTTTTGTTTTGCGCCAACCATAATCTTAAACGCACCGCCCGTTGTAAACCCGCCTTTTTCGTAGATTTTCTGCATAGCATCGTTAACTTTTTCGTCAGTTAGTGCGGAATTTTGTGCATCGATTACATTAGTTTTGATAAATTGGCGCATACCTTCCATCTGACGAACGATCCCGTCTGGTGATTCGTACTTGATACCGCTAATTGCGGCTTTTTCAAGCTGTAACGCCAGTTCAAGCTGTTTCTTCTGCTTCTCGTACTCGTACAGGTTGTCGATGCCGTAGTTACTTACTGCTGCCGCGGTACCAGTAATTGAAATTGTTTCGTCGAAGATTTGTGTGATGTTAGATACGCGTTTTCTTGGCTTGTACTTAGCGTCGCGTGCGTCAGCACCTTCTCGACCTTCAACGAATTGTACTTGGATAACCGCACCGTCTTCGATAGCTTCCGCAGTTGTTCCGGCATATCCCCGTACAACAGTCAATTTAGTTCCATTAACCGCTACAACTTTAAGTAGTTCGTCGCCGATCTTAACAACTTGATCAGAACGGAAAGGTTCTGCGTCTGCTACTTCTACCTCAGTGTCCGCGTTAGTTTTTGCTCCGACGACTCTGGACTCATCTGCAATCATTTCGTCCTCGAACCATTGGTGCTCGACTTGAGTAACCGGATCGCTAAATCCTAATAGATTCAACAAAGGCGTTTGGTGTTCATTTAAAAGTAAAATCTCATCTACAACGGATTCCTTCTTACCTACTAATTCACCTGATAAAATTTTTGACATTCGATTTCCCCCTCAATTTTCGCATTAAAAAGCGCCCGTTAAGGCGCTGTTTACTTCGATAATTCTCTTTTCAATTTTGCGTAGGCCACTTTGTCTTCAGGCCGGCCGCTATGCTTCGCTCTTTCTGCGGCTTCTTTCAATAGTTGTTCCGCTGTCTTTTCGGAAGATCCTGCGGCGTCTCCGTTCGAGCTCTGCCCGATAGGCTTTGGCGCCTTCTTCTTGACCAAGAACGGTTTATTGTCAACGAGCGTTTTGACAACGTCCTCCACTCCGACAACCTTTCCGTCTTCAACCTTTACCGCGGACAGGTCGGCCAACGCAATGGCGTCGTCAATGTAGGCGATATCATTGCTCGTAGCAACCTTAATAAATTCATTGCGGATTTTCTCGCGTTCACGGGCTTTCTTCTCTTCTTCGAGTTGCTGAGCGAGAGTTTTCTCAGCCTCTTCTTTCGCTTTCAAATCGTTTTGAAGTCGTTCGAGCTCCGTCATTTCGCTACGCTTACGTTCCTCTTCGGCAGTTTTCTTTGCATTGTAGTCTTCGACGAGTGTTTTAAGTGAATCAACTCCGTCGATGCCTAGCTCTTCAAAGGTAGACTTAAAGGCTTTTAAATCGTCGTTAACCTGCTTGAATCTGTCGTAAGGAATTGTTTTTACTTCGTCTTTTGGCGGTTCTGGTGTATCGGTGTTTTTCGGCTCCGCAGCCGGTGGTTCCGCCTGGTCTTTAGTTTCTTCCGCAAAATGCTGTAAATCTAACGACAATAAAGATTTTGATAGTTCCATAACCTTGTTTCCTCCTATTACGTTTTTAACGTCCAACGCGACGAATTTATCGGATAGTTTAATGTCATAACCGAATTTGGACAAAATAAAAGACGCCGTATTCGACGTCCACTGTTATTCCGCCATTATTTTTGCAGCGCGAAGAGCAGAAAGCAGCGCATTAAAATCCGCGACTAAGCCTGCGATATCCTCTGCGGTACTATCCGCTTGTGCAGCCGCCTGTTTCGCAGTCAGCTTCGAATTGAGCGTTGTTTGCAAGTTGGTAATTTGCGAAATTGGATGCGTATGTGACGAAGGTGGGAAATTTTCCGGCTTGTTCTGAATTTCCGACCAATCAACAGCTTTATCACCGCCTCCGATACTCGCATAAACGAATTTACCTTCAGCGTTCTTCGTAACAGGAACGATTGGTACGGCCTTCAATCCGTCGACGTCTTCGTCAACAACTTCGGCAGACCCGGCCGGATCAGTTTCGACTGGATAACTCATTTCGTTATCTAGCGCAGTACCTTCCTCCGGAGCTGTTCCGTATGAGAAACTACCCTCCGCAGTCTTCTGAACGAACACGACCGGGATCGCCTTTGTGCCGTCAAGTGATTCGTCAACAACTTTGCTAATGCCGCGTGAATCATTTGATATCCCAACGCGCATCTTATTATTTACGTTCAAAATTAAGCCCCCTCTGGATTTCTGATCGGTGAATATACGTGTTTACAATTCGGATGAAAAATCTCACCAGACGCCTTCAACTGGTCGTAGGTCGGATAACTACCGGGCGCGTCTTCCGTCAATTTCATGATCCTTCCTTCGTAGAAACGACATGCGTCCTTCGCTCCGTGTGAAGAGATCTTCGCATAATACACGTTCCTTCTAAGCGCCTCATTTGTCGTTGCTTCCCGATATGTCTCCATCATTTTTGTACGCGTCGCCATGTCCGCATAAACTTCCGGCCGCCACCGCCTGCCCGCTCCGTCGATTATTCCGGTTTTCACTGACTGCTGAAGTGTATTTCGAATGTCGGACGCAATAGTACGTCGTCCATTTGCACCTCGTGTCATGTGATAACGCATAGAATCGGAGACAGCTTTCCGGACAGCCGCTTTCGTCTTCCGGTCGATATTCTGCGTGACCGCTAATAGGTCGGCCTGGGTATCGGCAACCGCAGCCGCAACCATTTCTTTGTTCAAGCGTGAAAAGGAAGCGATCTGAGCCGCTTTTTCAATCGTTTCGGCAACGCCAAGAGATACTATCGCGTTTATTACGCCATCTGTAGCCGCCTTCGGAATGTTCTTTTCGACCCACGCTTTCGACTTATTGTCTAATTCCGAAAGGATTTCCGAAATAGAGGCCAGTGTCGCGTTGGCGTTTGCCCGGCGGAAATTGTCGATATCAACTCGGTCCAATTCGGCTAGGATATCCTGGACGGCGTCTTTGTAATACATTGCGAGTTGATCGGTTTGATAGCTATACTTTGGCTCCGGAACTCGCATTACTCGTCATCCTCTTCGACGACCTCTTCTTTTACTTCGGCCTCGTTAAATACCGATCCATCAACAAAGCCACTGACGCTTTTTTCATCTTCTTCAATTCTTCGTATAGTCTCTTCGGCTTTATCGTCATCTACTTCGTCAAGCTCTTTAATAGCAGATCGAACGTCAAGCGTAGGTTTGCCGCCGGTTCTAATACTCGCAATCTCTGCCGCTTCTTTCTCGTTACGCGGAATCCCGTCGTTCCATATCGCTTTGGGATATACCGGATCAGATACGGATAAGTCTCCGAATTCTTTTTCGAAGAGCATACACGTCCATAGCGCGTCCCGAATCGCCTTATCATAGTGCGCCCGGATCCGTTTCACTTTCGAAAGGATTGGCATAAATCTCGCTCTAATTGCTACTCCGTCCGTATGGGACGTCCCGGTGCCGCCCGAATTGTCTCCGGACACCGTCGTTCCGAAAAGCCATTGCGGCGTCTCTGCCATCTGAAAGACGTTACTGAAAAGGACATCTAATTCTTTAAAAGCCGCATCTAGTTGCGCTTGCCACACCATATATCCCGGAGTCGGATCGTCTTTGTTAACAGGAATGTACTTTCCGCCAAACTGTACAGCTCCATTGGTCGTTTCCAGGTCTGGACCATATGCAGTAGGATCGCTGTGCTTCCAGAGAATATAGTCGATCTGAACAAGTCGATCATTGATCGCAGCTAACACAGTTTCGAGCTTTTCGATGAGTCCGATTCCGAAGTACGAGTCATCTACCGATTTATACGGAATGTGGAAAACCGGAATATGCGGCAGATTCGTTACTTCTACGTCTTCCTCTCGACCTGTCGGAACTTGTTCTCCGATGGTAAACAATTGGACCGGCGTCCCTGTCGAAGTATCAACGCCGTTGCCATGTAGGCGATGTCGCGAATACATAATATAACCCGGTATGTGACGCTCAACGTTCAGAAATGGTATCTCCGTTTTCTCGGTTTCAACCCACTCGACTTGCGCAATATTGATCGCCTTCGTTTGCTTAACATTGCCGGCGGACGTCTCCGGAAAAACCCAACTTGCGTTAACATGCTCAATAATCGGTTCCATTTCGACACCTTCGGGCGCATCTCCCTCGATTAGTCCCATCTTTTTAAGCTCCGAATAATCCTGACGGTAGCCATAGCGAACTTTAAACCACGCGTCGCCGCGATAACCATTCGCCGTAGCACTTTCGTGAATCAATTGATTAACGTCATTCTCCTCAACGTACCTGTTTAGCGCCCTCTGCTCTTCGCTGTCGTCGGCTTTTCCGCTCTCAAAACGGACCGGCTCTCCGACAAGTAGATCCGCAGGCTTGGTAACGAGGATATCCGCCAGGTTGATCGCGATATAGAGTTTTTCGAGCTGCGACGAGAATGGCGAATCTTTTAAAATAGCCGTTGCCCTTTCGTATACGTCTCGCTGCTTTCCGTCGAACCATTTTTTAGCCCGTTTATATTTCGCGAGTCTTTCGATTGAATCTTGCGGTGGAAATTGAGCACCCTTACGGATAATTCCGTAGGTTTTTACATATGTGAATTCGTCTGCGTCGTCGTGTTTACGGTTAAATAAATTCATAGCTACTCGTTCCCATCGTTAAGCAATTCGTCAATATCTTCGATTTCTTTCGCGATATCTTCGTTGCTGGCCGTCCCGCTTTCGTTTTCTGTTGCCGTTACCTGACGATCAGTAAGCAAGCCGAAACGTCTGAAGAACAAGTCGATCGCTTTAACAGACGGTTGTTTGCTTCGAATGAGTGAAATAAGTTGCGCATACACTTCGGATCGGTGTCCGGACAGCATATCGTCCGCGAGTAGATTCATATATTCGATGAATGCTTTATTCTGCGTCCGCCATCGGTAAACCGTAACGCGGTCGGCTCCGATTTCCTTGGCGAGCTCCTCCTGCGTCTTCCTTGCTTCGGCCATCAACTCGTTTTCCACGAGCAAAAGCGCGGCCTTTCGTTGTTGTAACGTTAATTTTGCCTCTAATTCTTTCAATCGTGACATTATTTCGCCTCCCCTTTAAATCCAATTCGGTTTTGCTACAAGCCTAGTTTTAGGTCGGAAAACTCCTTCGATAGCTTGCTGTAACGCATCAAGTGAATCCACATAATCCCGAATGGGTATTGCGCCATCTGATCGAGGAGCATCGTGTGACGGTCGTTAAGAATAAGCGTTTTATTGTGAAGCATCGGCTCCAATGACTGAATGCGCTCGTCTTTCGATGACCTGTGCGACTTAACATCGTTGACGCGGCACGTATAAAGCCCCTCTTTTCTAACCGCTTCTTGCAATTGCCGGTAAAACTCGTGCTGAGCGTTGATCGTTTCAACGTTAAATATCCGGTGACGGTACTGCTTGATCTTTTTAACGATGATGTCAATATAAACGTGCGCCGGCTCTTTCGACGCATATTCGTCAAGTACGAAAATATAGCCGGTCGGCTCATGTTTCCCTAGCGTAATAACCGAGTTGTAGCAAGACCGCGCATTCTTTCCTTGTGCAATATCCCAGGCGCCGCTGATCGTGAGATCCCTGATCGGTATTTTCAATTCGTTATAAACGACATAAGCAACGCCGTTTTCATGGTAGTAATGATAGTAAGCGTAGTTTTCCGGGAAGAAAAATTGTTCATCTTCACTGAACGCAAGGTTTCGGAACTCCGAATTGTAGGCTCGCGTTCCCATGTTCACTTTTTCGTGCATGAGCTCTCGGTAAGTCCATCGCCAAGGCCACGCAAGTTCTACGCCTTCCTCCAACACCTCTTTGTTTCGCTCGTAAAACTCATCGACTTCCTCCATCGACTCGGAACGCGCATAAATCTCACAATACTTTTCCCAAAGCTGCGGATTCGACGGCTCACTGATGATGGCGCCATGAAAACTCGATTTAAAATCCTTCCGCTTCAGAACGTGGTTTAATAGACCTGTCGCCGAAACCATCGTTCCGACAAGTATGATTGCTGTTGCTTTAGATCCGATCGGTACGACAACGGAGTTAAACCAGTGAACGAGCTTTTCGCGAGCTTCCTTCGTGCCTTCGTTGTTACTTGACGAAGGATCGTCGATGATAACGAGATCGGGACGGACGGCTCCGTGCCGTTTCCCCCGGAGCTGCTTCCCGGACGAAGACGATTCAATCAGGATATTCGTTGTTGTGATGAATGCTTCTTCGTTATCTTTTTCGTTACGACTTGCGGATTCGTGCATCATCGGACCGAAGTCTTCGCGCAACTTCTGATTGTATTTCATCTGTTTGTTGACCCATCCGATAAGTTTTTTCGAAAGTGAGTCGGTTTCGGAAATAATCAGGATATACTTGCGCTTTCGAAAGGCCGCTTGATGTAACGGAAGGGCATTCGAAAACATACCGGACTTCGAATGTCCCCGTGCCGCCGCAATCGCAAGTCTAGCGTTCCTTTTTTCGTTATTTACATAGTTACAAAGATCGAAAAACTCTTCATGGATCTTCGCGATATTCTCGATTCCGTCATGTGGCGTTCCGTCATCCGCATTTCGAACAACGTTGTCCTCATTATCCGGATTCGAACCGTCGCTCAAGTACTCGTATGTGAAATACGCGACATCGACTTCGGCCTTGTGTACCCGCTTCAGCTTCGTCAATTCCGCTTTATCTTTCCGAAAGGTGTCAATGTGATATTCCGTAGCTTTCCCGGCCTTAATGAGCGCCACCAATTTACGGACACGCTCGGTCATTAAATCGATCCGTTCCTGTCTTTCTTCGCGGTCAAGCCATTTTCCGTCAACGTATGCCAAACTGGTGGCCTCCTTTCGTTTTAATTTCGTGTTGACTTTCGTTATCTTTTTCGTTAATATGAATGTAACAAAAATATTTATAAGTTACGTAGAGGTGAATCGACATGGCAAACGAAGTTTTTCCGATAAAGTCAAAACGCGATTATAATAAGTTCATAAAGGCGCTCAAGCCGGGGCGCGATCAATGGCTAGCGCAGTTAGGCACGGCATTCGGCCTACGCATCAGCGACTTGCGGCTTCTTAAAATCGGACAACTTCGCAGCCAGAAGTCGATTACCTTATGGGAGAAGAAACGCAAGAAAAAGCGTGTGATTACGTTCAGCTCTTCCGTACTCAAAATCGTTTCTCAGCTCGAAGGTGATGACGATGATTACGTATTTGCCAGCCGTAAAGGAGGCGAGCCGATCAGCCGCGTCCAGGCTTACCGCATTCTAAGCGACGCAGCTAAGCGAGCCGGCATTTACGATAAGATCGGCGGCATCGGTACGCATACGCTGCGCAAGACTTTCGGATACCGGCTTTATCAGTCCGGCGTGCCACTTTCGCGAATCATGGTGATTCTTAACCATTCGAGCGAGCGCGATACGGCCAAGTATATCGGGATTACTGCGGAAGAAATTTCGGAAGCTTACGAAAGCATCGAGGTTTAAGACTTCGGTGCTTTTTTAAATACTTCTCGCAATACTCTAGCAGTCTCCCAACCGTCAGCTAACGGTTTCTCACCAAGCCGTTCCGCTAGGTCCTGAAATTCGGCCAGCGCCTTAGTCGCCGCCTTTGCTTCGCGTTGAACCGCCTTGAGTCCGGTTATCGCGTCGGATACATCCAAGTCGATCTTAATTTTGCCGATTGATTCGCGCTTTGATTCCGCCATTCACATCGTCTCCTTTTTCGTTTCTTTATCGCCTGCGCACCGGAAGGCCCGTAGGCAACGCAAGCACAAAAAGAGCGACCCTTATTCGGAGCGCCCTCGTTCTGATTGTGTTTTATTCGTCAACTCTTTCGTAAGTCTTTTCGAAAATATCCGATTTACACGGGTACAGCTCGCCTTCTACTCCGCGAATAATATAGTCGCCTTCTTTAGCGATCATAACGCCTTCTAGCGTTTTAATTTCGCACCAAAGTCCTTCGTTAGGTTCAAACGGGCTCCCGCTTTCATACGCCGCATGTGTAATAACGTCATTACTCGTTACTTTGTCGTGGAACCAAGCCGGCCATGGTGCGCCATATTTAAACGCCTCAATCACGACCGGCTTTTTACGGTATTTCGCCACCCTTACGTCCCTCCCTTCGAATTTACACGAAATTAGCGCTTCTAACCGTCACCCTACCGAATACCCTCGTCGGAGGCTAAGACGTCTAATTTCGTGTGATTTGCGCGTGAAAATCGTTATGCCCTTCGGTACTCCTCTGTAAGCGCGCTAACCTTCGCTGTTATCTGCCGCTGAACCTCGTCCGCTTCTTTCACGGAATCATCCGTTTGACGTAGCCGCTTGACCTTGCGAATTAATTTCCGCGTCTCACGGTCCGTTATGATTACCGTATAGTGTTTCGAACAGTGCGGGCATTCGAAATACGTTTCTTCTACACCGGAATTATTCAGCGGACGTTCCTTCGGCTGAACTTCGAAATCTTTTAGACACTCGCCGCATTGTACCGCCATGATTCCGCCTCCTTTGCGTTAATTTATTCGTCAATCCACTTGCCTACCGCAATTAAAACGGAGTCAATCGTTGCTGCCGCTAATAAAAACGATTTCCTAAACGGGTGTATCTCGTCTGCTAACGCTGAGGCGGTTCCGTTTGAATTCCGGAGTTCTTCTTCGTAGTTCATTCGCGATCATCCCGGGATATATGTTCGACGAACTTAACAATCGGATGCTGGCTCCGAAAACTTAAACTCATCTCAAGACCGTCGTCGTCCGTTCCAACCGCTATCGCTTCGCCTTGTTCGAGTAGTTCTGCGACCAACTTCCGCAATAGATCCTTGTCACCTTCCGATAGTGCATGAGTCGGAATGAACATCGTAATCACCTCCGTTTGAGTTACGCCCCGAGTTCGAAAAATTGTGCGCAAGTTCTGAACAGCAGTCGTCCGGGGTTGTTCGGGGTGGCCTGGGGGCGGGCGCAAGCGAAAAATTCCGTTGAATAAAACATTCATCGTTTTGCATATCGAATGTAACACAAACACTTTTTGTTACATTGAACAATCGAACGAAACGTTGACATGACTATGTCTATCGTATGTTATCCTTCGCAATCAATCGAACTATCTTTATGCATTCGAGAATCAGCGTCAGATCAACGATGGTTTAGATGCGTGGTGCGGACCGGTATGTATAAGATACTGCATATCGGCAGTATGTCGGTGGTGCTGGTCGGCCGACCCCGTGAGTTTCGGGAGGGCTTATCCTCCGGTACGGCCTCGCTGATGTTCGGGTGTCAATCCGTTGTCTCCCTCGCCTGCTCCTCACCGTTTACCTTCCTATATGTATAGCGTAGCCCATGCCGTATGCAACAGGCGGTGCGTATATGCGGTGTGCCTGCCGTAGCTGACCGGTGCCTCTTATCGTATAGCACAACGGTATGAAACGTATGTTACACGTCCTCATAAGACATAGATAACTACGGATATGAAAGTCACTATATTATCGTTATATTAACGCTATCCTTTCGTATGTTTTAAAACCTAGCGCCCACTCCGTCGCTTACGCTCCTCCGTGTCCGCGGATATTATTAAGACCTTATCGCGATACAATTATTTATACAATATACATGATTGCGTTTCTGCGGGACGGAGTGAAACGTAGTTCCCGCTAGTCTTCGGATTCAGAAGACTAAGAAGTGATTACGCACTAAAAATCGCTGTATCCCTTGCGGCTGTAAGCGCGAACCCCATTTTCGCATGTACGAATAAAGTCGTGTTTTTGGCCGATTTGTACGAATAAGATCGTGTTCATTATCAATTATGTTATTCTAATTGAGAATATGCCGATAATCACCCGACCAATCACCGTCATATCTATCGTATCATTATTCATATAAACGTATAAATATACGTTGCCAACACGAAGAAATAGACGCCAATCATTCGTCAGCGTCTTCGTCCAGGTCGATAAGCTCCCGTATATCCGATATATTCAACGCGGTCGCAATCCGGCTGAGATGGTCGAGCTGCACCCGTTCCTTAATCCCGCGACACAGTTCGCTGATGGCAGACGGCCTTATTCCGGTTAATTCTGCGAGTTCCTTCTGCGTCATATTCTTCCGATCAAGTAGCTCGGCTATCTTTAATTTAACGATCATTTGCCGGCACCTCCTGCGATTATTATAACGTAAAAACGATATTTTTGTAAATAACGTATTGACGTTATAACGGTTATGCGTTATAATTAAGGCAATGAAAGGAGGTGAACGTAATTGATTGACACCGTAATGAAGCTTTCGGCAATCATCGCAACTTGGCTCGGAATTCTAAAAATCGTCTTAGAAATCCGGAAGATGCGAAAGGACGATCAGTCCAAAGTCGAAAGTAAAGAGCGACGGCCTCCGACCAAGAAGCACCGTCGCCGACAATAAACACCGAGGGGCATTTCGCCCCTTGTCAATCAATTATAACACGAATGAAACGAATTGATACCACGGAAATTTTGTTAATCGTCGTCTTGCTCGCCTGGATTGCGGATATGAACTTCGGCCGCCTTTCCGTCCTGGACTGCGTCGGCCTCGGATCAGCTGTCGTTTTTATCGCGCTTCTATTCTTTAGAACGAGGAGGAATCGGTCACACCGCCGCTGAAGCCGCAGTAGACCGATCAACTTCTCGATCTATATCAGCGCCCTGACGCCGGCAAAGCGTATCAGATCGGCTTCAATACGGCGCTTACATGTCTCGGCTATTTAATCGCAACCAATACGGAGGTAATGACGATGAATAAAACGAAACTCTTAACGGCCATCCTCGGCCTATCAATCGCAGGAAACGCGGCTCTCGGAATCTACGCCGCCAAACTAAACGAAGATGTCGATATTGCTTATCGCGTGGCTGACGACATGGCCGCCGAAGCCAAGGACGCCCAGGAAACGGTTGAACGCGAATATATCGTTGAAGGGAAGGACTACGCGGTATCAGCGGACGACGGCGGCTTCTCTTTCGATCCACAAGCCACAGACGCAAAGCCAGGCGATCGGATCATCGTGACTTTTACGAAGGATCAGTACGAAAATGGCAGCGGATTTAAGGCGATTAAGGTTATCGAATAACACACGAAATCAGGCGTTAAGCGGCCGCCGATACCTAATATACCCGCAGCAGATTCCGGCGGCTCCTACGCTTTAATTTCGTGGGAAAATCGTTGAAAGGAGACGATGAACAATGTCGATCAATAAAACACGCGGCTTTCTCTACGGATTATCTCGCTTGCTTGGCGATGTGAACGCGGTCAAGAAAGGAACGGTCAGAAAGCGTATCGTTCGAAGGGCAGCCGGTAAGCAGGCCGGAAAAGCTCTGCGCAAACTTTTTAAATGACGCCAACTGCGGAGTCTTTTTTCTTCCGTTGAAACAGTCGGACAATTAGCGTATCCTATTAGTCGGAGGTTGAGAGCGAATGGATTACGCAACAAAAGGCTATGATACGTCAATTGTATACGATTATAAAGAGTACCCAGACGTCCATTACGGGCGCTGCGATAACTGCGACTATACGCTGTTTAAAAGTTCGGTTAAGGACGGCATATTTCTTCGCGAGTGCCGCCGTTGTGGAATGAAAAAGAGCATATAAAACGAAAAGCCCTACTCAAAATTGAGTCGGGCTCTTTATTTACAAACTTTATCTTGACACTCTGGCTTCTCTTCTGCGTCCACTGAAGAAATACCTATCTCATCGTTAGTTTTATCATAAGTACCGAAAAACTCTTTATTTTTATCCCCATTTATATATCCTTCTACAGTTATCCCGCCCATAGGGTCTATGTCATATGAATCCGAAAAATTTATTTCTTTAATATCTTTATAGTTTTTTTCTAAAAAAGTTTTCATCTTAGTTTTAGCCTGATTAAACAACTCGGTTTCTGCTACTTTTTGATCGTGTTGGTGCTTCATGTAAATACCTCCAAATGTTATAATTACGATGGAGATTAGGATAATTATGTATTTTCTCATAGACTCATCCTTTCCTAAAACAATTTTACATTAGAGTTGAGGTGTTGTACATGCCTAAGAATATCGATATTCCAAACATTAGCGATAAAGAATATTATTATTTAAGTAGGTTTTCTTATAACTATGACAAAATCAAAAAATCATTAAAAGAAAATAGACCTTTAACGACGAGTAGTTCTTCTCGGTGGTATGTTGAAAAAATTAAGTCGGATGGCGATACCGGACTTGATGCGGTTGTTCTGTCACAAGCCGAAGAGAAAAACGGAAAGTGGGTTAAATCAGATAACCCCAAAAACGTCGTCGTAGCCTTCGCCGGTACTGACGCCGGAAAGGACCCGATCGATGACTTAGTAAAAGCAGACGGTGGAAATATCGTGATGGGGCAAGATCCAAAAAAGAAAACGCATTATATAATCGAAAAAGATGCGAAAGATACATCCAAAACACTGGGAAAATACAATTCCACACCCTCACAAGACGCTATGCTTAGCACCGGTAACTACAAATTGATTACAAAACCGTCCCAAATCGGTCAAGCCGACGATCTTATTAGAGAAATCAAACAAAAATATAAAGGCACCTCGACGATCATTTCAACGACTGGACACTCACTCGGAGGTGCAGAAGCGGAATACAGTGCGGTCAACAACGATATCTATGCCGTCGCATTCAACAATCCCTCCGTCGTTAAATTACATTCCGAAGAAAAGCAAAAGGAAATCAATAACGGTGAATACAACCGGTATGTAAAGTCGATCGTAAATCCGGATGATATGATCGGAGCCGGTTGGTGGAATGAGTACGACCGCCACAATGGAACAACGATATATACAAAAGATCCTGCTGTATCGAATGCTATGCGCGAAATGCGAATGCGAGGCAAGGTAACTGATCAAATTGGCGAAAACGCTGCGTACTTCTTTCAGACAGCAATCTTGGGGATGCCTGATACGCATTGGGTCGGCAGCAATAATTTCTCTTTCGACGAAGACGGTAATATTAAGAATATAGACGGCGATGAACTCGTCTACGATAAAAATTTAAAAGCAATGCTGCCGGCTGAAGTGGCATCAGGGAGCGGCGCGATTAAAGTCACCCCCGAAGTCGCTAAGCAGCTTGCGGAAAAAGTAAATGCGATTATAAACGACCTGCGTACGATGAAAAGAGAAGCGGAAAACGCCTACCAGGAACATGACGCTGCGATAAGCGATTTGAAATACGATACCTATCGCCAGGTCGGTCACGGCTTATACGATCAGCTTACGCTCGATGATGTAAACAATACGCTGAATGATTTGGCGCAGTCGTTCGATAAAAAAGGGAATCCGCTGTTTTACGATGTCGATGCCGAAGCGGCCTATATCGCGTCATTGCAGGATATGATTTCAGATTTAGAGGAGATCAGCGGTTATCTCGCACAAATCGCAAAGGATTTCAAATCAAAAGACAAGATGCTCGCAAACTGGTTAAAGTTATAGGAGATGAGTAGATGGATACGTTAGATCAAATAATCAAAAAGCAGAACGACCCAATGGAAAAGCGCAGGCAGCTTGCTATGCTGAAAACGGGTATGAGAGGCGTGGCCGGAACCAAGCTCGAATCCGTTCGAAATACCCTCAGACCGAAATTCAAAGTAGATGACATACAAAAGGAAATGAACAGCGTCTATTCATCACTTCTCTACAGCTTCGAAGGAAAAGCGCAAGAGGCGCTTGCTCAACGAATCAGCCAAAGCGCCCAGCAGCTTATTAACACGGAGAAAGACGGAGAGAGCTTTGTGAACGGATTTAAGACGAGATAGAGGCGCCAGTCTAAGGCGCTTTTTTTTCGTTCATCTACGGCTTATTAACGTTAAACATCGCAAGTAGCGTCTTATCCGGCGCCTTGGATTGTCGATAAAACACGTTAGGATTGAACGTATATCGCTCCGGTTCGCTGCCGACCTTTATTCGCGCGACAACGAACTCCCCATCGAATTTCATCTGCTTCAGCCGCCGGCCAAGCGTGTCCGGCGTTACTCCGATCGCGGCCGCTAGCTCTTTCTTATTGAACCATCGAATATGCTTCGGATTCTTTTCGAAAGGATTCTCGCAAAGAGCGTTTGTCTCGTAGTGGACGAACGGCAGCATCCGGTAGATCAGACCGATGTCTGTCGCCTTCACTTCGCTGTACACTTTCTTAATCTTCGCGGTATATAGTTTGACGACGTACTGGCTACCGAAGTTACCTTTGAAGTGGTAGCGCTCGTTCACTGAATAGGCGCCGCCTTCTTCCCGGATAATATCATGCGCAGTACAGGCGCTCAGGAAATCGTAGAAGGTCATGCGCTTTTTCGCGAGCTGTAGAACGGACATCATATCCGCCGTGGTCATCGGAGTCTTGTCGCGGCTGGATTTAACGAGAACACCGTTATAGTCGACGTAGCATTGTAGCAGCATCAGATAGCCGCACTGTGCCGTTGTGAGAGCGTCATAGACTTCGTGAATGTTCGGCATATTGGCGTTAGAAAAGTCGCGCCTGTCCGTCGTCTGCTTTTGCTGTTCCCGGAAGGCTTCGTCTTGGTTCCGGTGTCTGAGCGTGTAGTCTGTCGATAGATCCTCGCCTGTTTCTGCGTTTACTACTCGTAATCTTTTCAAAATATCGTCCCCTTTTTCGCAAAATAAAAGAGCGCGGATTTTGCGCCCTCAATATACATAGATAACTGACCAGGTGAAAAACGTAATTTAGTGGATTGTTTTTTCTCCTGTCGCGATATTGACCGTAAATTGCCCCGGAGATCTGCCGTTTATGAAGTCGATGTATCTCTTCCGACGCTCTTTATTCCGCGACCTCGCCTGCTCATCTACGGCCATATTCTCACGCAAGCTTCGTTCTCGTCTCACAGGCAAATCGTAATTCCTTCCGTTTATTCCGATGTTTTCCGCAAGCTTAAACGGAACTTCAATTCGATAGTTCGCCTCTTTCTTCCGGTGCTTTCCTTCTCTACGACGACTTAGTTGCGTTTCGCTCATGATCGGGTACTCTTCGCGAGTCATTTTATCCGGGTGTGGGTTCGTTAGCTCTTCGTAGATTACAAGATTCGCCATACGTTCAAGCGAGATAGAATCCGGATGCTCTCCAACGGCATCGAAGTAAGCGTCGGCCAGCGCAGTGATTTCCTCGATACGTTGGATCCGGTCAAGCTCTCCGGACTTTGTTCGTTGTTGTAATTCCGTGATCATTTCGTGTAGTAGCGCCTTATCCATTAATTCGTCCTCCCATCGTGTACCCTTCGCCATGTCCCGCCCAATAGTAGTAGATATCCGCTATTTTTCTGGCCGCATTCGAGATGTATGCTTCAACGTTCTGCTTCGCGATCCCCATCCGTTTCCCCGCCTCGACTTGCGTCAGGTCTTCGAAATATACGAGCCGGATGGCCTCGCGTTGTCTCTCGGTCAGATCCGCAAGCTCAATCGCGTTGTGCAGATCGAGCAGCACTTCGGCAGCTTCGTATTCTCCGAGCCGTTTGCGGCTGACGAATTTCGGGTAATCGGAGAGCAGCGTTTTGACGCCCTCCGCATTGTCTAGCGCATACGCCGCCTCAAATTCGCGATCCTTTCGGTGTAGATCGATTTTGACTGTTCCGATAACAACCGCCTCCTCTTTCGTTAATAACTTCGTTAACAATTCGCGCATCTCTGTTGACTATCGGTAACTATTCCGTCTATACTGAACGTAAATACTTTCGTAAGGAGATTCGTTATGGCACTTACGTGGATATCTAACGACTTCGAACGCAACACCAAAGCGTATATCACAATCGAAAAGCAGCGACGTTTATTTATTTCGGCTGGTGCGCGGCGCGTCATCGGACTGCCTACGGACGGACCATTTTATTTATCCGTCGCATATGACGCAGCCGAAAAGCGCATTGTTGTCGCCAAGCCCGAACTCGTTAAGCAGCCGGACGTCAAACCGTTCAAATTCGATAAGCGCGGCAATGTTTCGGCATGGCCATTCTTGCGTAAAATCGGCATTGATTTCGATAAGCTTCCGCAACGATACTATTTGATCGGCGATGGCGAGGCGTCAAAACAACCGTACCTAGCCTATCCGAAAGGCACGTATGCGTTTCAATTAGACGAGTAGTTCCGCCATAATCGCGTCCAGCTTCTCGTACAACTCTTCCGGCGTGCCTTCGTTCTCAATTTCGTAATCAACTTCGAAACTGTTGACGGCAAGCTCAGTCGGATGCTCCAAGTCGGCAAGATCGAATCGATCGCCGGCTTTTTTAGCGCGTTCAATACGGAGATCGACCGGTGCTGTTATGCGGATAAATACGAAGCCTTCGTCCTTCAATCGCTTGTATTCGTTAGGCTGGCGGCAGTCATCGACGATCACGCGATTCTTTAGCGCTGTATTGCCGCAGTCGCAAGGATGGCGGTCGAGATAGGCGGCTATTTTCGGCATGAGAGCGTCGATCCATACGTCCTCTCCGAAGGCTTCCCGCGCCCACTGTCCGAATTCTTGATAATGAGCGCGTGGCTTCGGATTTCTCGGAACGTGAGGGAATGCGCGATGGAATGCGTCCTTCAGCTCGTCGCCGAATGCGAACGGCTGGAAATCGTAGTGAAGCGAGATGTACGATGCGGCCAGCGACTTGCCTGCGCGAAGTGGTGCGGTGAGGGCGATCTTCATCGGCGTTCCCTCATTGCGTTAAGAAGTGCGGCAACCTCTTCGGCAGTGAATAAGCGCATGTCTGAGTCGGATTCGAGGTGCGTCACCTTTCCGTCCGTTTCCTTTGCGGCATATTTCAGCGCCTCCAATTCTTCGCCGTGCCTCCGGTTGTCTTTGTGCAGCGTGTCGATTTCGTCTTTCATACGCTTCATTTCTTCGTATAGAAAATCGGCTGTATCCTCGTTTTCCGCGCGATCATGTTCGAATTTTTCCTCTAACGCAGCGATATCGTGACGAATGTCCGAATCGGCATTCCGCAGCTCAGCGATTCTTCCCGGCCCCATTTCGTTCCATCCGAGATCTTCCTTGATCCGTTTATTCTCGCGTTCCAATTCCGCAACACGCGTCACCAGGTTAGCGATAACGTCGATCGGGTCGGATGGCTGCGGTTGTTCTTCGGAGGATTCGACCGGGACGAGGACGCGATACTCATGTAAATATAGTGGAATACCCCTTTCGTCCGACACTCGCACATTAACGTATTCACCGAAGTAAGTGTCATCCGTTGCGTAGCTTTCAACCGTACCTACTTCACCAATTCGAAAATTTCCGAACTCCTCCGAAGAATCCTCGTCATCTACAACGACAATCTTCTCGCCTACTTCCGCCTTGCGGTCGACCATTTCGTAGCGCTCCGTACCGTCAGGGCCGTCAATGTGGACGATGTTGGTCGGTTCGAGGACGCGGTATTCTCCGAGGTAGATAAGTCCGCCACAGTTCATACCGGATGTGGCTTCGCCGCATTCCACGAAACCCGATCCAGGAGGAGCTTCGCGGTCTACCGTAAACATATCTCCGTTCTCGTAAATATCGCCCGGATACCTTTTGTCTACGATCACAATCTTATCGCCGACCTCCGCCTTCCTATCGACCTCTACATATTCCCGTTTGATTCCGCCAAGTGATTCGTCAGCCAATACGTGGATTTTTTCGTTAGTTTTCGTCATTTTATCGAGCTCCCTTCGTATTAATCGTTCAAATTCCGGCTTAACCCGATCCATCACGCTTTTAAGGAAGTCCATACGAACCGCCTCCTCGTTATTTAATAACCCGCAATTCTACCGACTGCCGGCCGAACTGTACTGCGTCGGCTTCATTCGCGACCAACAGATCGAGTCGTGCGCCTTTAATCGCTCCTCCAACGTCAATCGCCTTCGCCTGGAAGCTCGAACCGTCAGCGAGCCGGACTTCAACCGTAGAGCCTAGCGCAATCACAGACGGATCGACCGCTATGACGCGTGCTCCTTCGTAATAGATCGAATGGCTGACGTCGACTCCCGTTTTGGTGATTCCGGTGCAGCCTTCCGCACAAAAGGCGGTATAAGCCGTCATGGTAAAAGTCCGCCATGCTGACGTTTTAGTTGCGGTCGGAGCAGGTTTCTTTTTCGTCTTCTTCAGCGCCATGATTTCGTCCTCAAGCGCCTGTATCTTCGCTTCCTTTTTCGTTATCTCTTTCGTTAATTCTCTGTTGCGCAATTCAGCCGATTGGATGGCGGCCTTCTCTGGCGTTATCCTTGGCGGTTCTGGCGGCTGATCTGCCGGACAGTGGCCGGAGAATAGCTGCGCTGTTAGCGTGAAATTCGTTAGGATTCCGATGCTTACACCTCCGTTTTGACCAATTCGCAAATGCTGACGGGAAATTTCGGTTTGACTAACTCGTAGACAGCTTTCGCGTACTCTTGAATTTCGACTTGACTATCGTGTGCCAGGCGTTGGTTTAGGAAATGCGCGACCGATTGAAGCGATGCCGTCCAGTAGTAGCGTACGTACATTCCGTAAGCCGGGAGGAATAGACGCGCTTGTTCTGCGCAAACACCCGATTTCATTGCGCGTTCATATAAACGCTCACCAAACGCAACGTAATCGAGTAGATCTTGCGTGGCTATTTTACCTTGACCTTCCGGCAGTGTTTCGCTGCTTCCCTGCTTCGCATTCTCCGGGGTTGACCGCCATTCATCCGCTTGCGGAATATAAAACGCAGGCTCTTCGGTAACATAGCGCCGACTCGATTCGTTCCAAGCGTCCATTGTGTGATCTGACCCGACGATATATTTCCAGTGCTGGCGCGCAACCATCAGTGGAGCATAGATTTCGAATTGAACCGTCGCATGTCGGAATGGCGACGTATGGCCTTCCCGCGCAAGGAATTTAATGAGCCGGATGTCCTTTTCGGATAGATTAGTAGATTCCTTGTCGTAGGAAACGCGGGCTGAGTTCACGACGGAAAGGTCGGAACCCATTACGTTTGTTAGGCGGACATAGCCGCGGTCAAGTACGTCGATCATTTCGTTCATAATACGCCTCCTCGTCTTGAAAAAAGGATAGAGTGCTTCTTTTATTTTCTATTTCATGAGATAATTACTATAAATCAATTAAAGAAAGGAAGATCTTATGAAGCTGAACCATGAAGTGGTTAGAAATATTTTATTGACTGTAGAGGAATCTTTAAGTTATAACCAAAAAGTTGATGTACAGGATCTCGCGAAGTTTCCTCTACTAGAGAATTACGATATTAATGATGTCAAATACACCGTCCGAAAGTTACACGAAGCTGGATTTCTTAATATAAGCGTTTCCGGAACAAAGCTTATGGAATGGGTCGAAGTTGAAAGCCTTACCTATCATGGACACGAATTTCTAGATAATATTCGGGAATCTGGTATATGGGCTGAAACTAAGAAATTGGCATCTAAGATCGGCGGTGGATCTGTATCCATCCTTGCGGAAATAGCTTCTAGTGTAATCAAATCGAAGTTAGGGCTTAGTTAACCCCGCTACTCCCGAATCCACCCGCACCCCGATCGCTATCGCCCAACTCGGCCACTCCCGTAAAAACCGCCTGCTCGATCGGCTTGATTACGGCTTGGGCGATACGATCGCCTTTGCGGATGATGTACGAAAACTGCGGCAAGTCTCCGTTCATTCTATAAATCTCTCCGGTAACCATTAACGGTCCGTAGTCGAAAGGAACTTCCATATTTAATGGCGCAATATTATCGACAATCACTCCGACTTCTCCCCGATAGCCCGCGTCAACTGTACCGAGCTGAACGCGAAGCTTCGTCTTCAGCGTAATGCCGGAGCGTGGCCGGATCTGCATTTCGTAGCCTTCCGGAATCTCGAACGCTAGCCCCGTTTTGACTAGCGCGGCCTCTCCCGGCTCGATGATGACGTCTTCTGCCGCAACCAGGTCGAAGCAGGCGTCTGAGGCGTGAGCATATTGCGGAATTTGTGCATCGGGTGACAGGCGTTTAATATTTACGTTCATACGAAAACCTCCTCGTTAATAACTGCGCATATACTTTCATAATGGCAAATTAGTCGAAATAGAAATCGTCATCCTGAAGCGCTTCGACCGTCGCCTTCTTGTATCCGTTACCCTTTTGACTGAAGAAGTCCATCGATTTCGTCTTCGTACTCAGCCCGTTCAGCACGATCGGATTTACCGTTTCATCTTCGAAATACGGATCGAATCCGAGGTTAGCCAGCGCCTTGTTTCCGTTGTATCGCACGAACTTCTTAACGTCGTGAGTCAGTCCGACTTGGTCGTAAAGGTCTTCGGTGTACGCGACCTCATTCTCGTAGAGTTCCGCAAGCAATTCGACGGCAAAGTCGCGCAATTCGATCTGGACGCCCGGAGACTGACGATTGTAAATTTCCTGCGCAAGCAATCCGACATAGACGCCGTGGATCGCCTCGTCGCGGATAATGAGATTAATGATCTCGCCGCTATTCATCAGCTTTCCTTGACCGTAGAAATATAACGGATAATAAAAGCCGCTGTAGAATAGGAAGCTTTCGAGATAAACCGATGCAACCATCGCCTTGTATAACGAAATGTCATCGCCCGCCTCAATTGCGTTATATAGGCCGCCAATGATTTCGGCTTTCCGCTGCAAGTAGCGATTCGTCTTCACCCATTCGAAAAGTTCCGTTATCTTCTCCGTTGGCGCTAGCGTCATGAAGATGTTCGAATACGACTTCGCATGGACTGCGTTTTCCATCATCGCCATAAAGTTCAGGACGGCTTTGCGCTGATGACCGGATACCTGGGCGGCAATTAGCGGCATACCTTCGTTCCCTTGCTCCGTGTCGAGCAGCGTTAGACCCGCGAGCACTTTCATATACGTATCTTGTTCGTTGGCTCCGAGATATTTCCACGTTAGAAGGTCGCCGTTTAGCGAAATCTCTTCCGGAAGCCAAAACTGCTTAACGTTCTGTTCGTAAAACATCTGCGTAAATCCGTCTTCGTGCTGCGACCAGTTGGCCGCTGTATATTGCGTCAATTATTCGTCCTCCTTTTCACTACTAAATCGCATGACCTATTATTTGTCCCATAAGTAATCAAGATGCTCGATGTAGCTGCTCAACTCGTCTTCCGACATACTTTCAAGATCGGCCTTATTTAATCCGAACTCTGCTTCACTGCACCGTATAAACTCTCTGGGAGTTTCGGGATTGGTCGCATCTTCTATGAGTGTTGAAAAAGGAATATCCAAATTGTCTTTAGTTATTTGCATAAAAGATCCCCTCTCTTATTTTAAAATTAGACTACACATGACAAGCAGCCTTCCTGCCCCGTGTCTTTTGTTCGCGCGTAGTACAGCGTCTTGATTCCTTTGTGATGCGCGTAAAGGTCAATTCGGTTAAGATCGCGCGTCGTCATCGTATCCTTTAAGAACAACGTAAATGAAATGCCTTGATCGACGTGCTGCTGAATTGTCGCGATCATATCGACGACTTTGAACATATCCATGTCGTACGCTTCCTTGTAGAAGAACCAGTTCTTCGCGCTAAGCCCCGGCATCGGATAATACGTCTTGGAATTTCCGTATGTCCGTTCCTCTATGCGCTCCATAATCGGCATGACTGACGCTGTAGCCGACTGCACATACGAAATAGATCCCGTCGGTGCGATCGCTAGTCTATACGAATGATAGAGTCCGTGTTTCCGTACGTTATCCTCCAGCCGAACCCAATCGATGCGTTCCGGAATTTCAACGCCTTCAAACAGCTTCGCGACCTTCTCCGTTTTAGGACGAAAATCTCCCGCGACGTACTTATCGAAGTAGCTGCCGTCCGCATACGTTGATCCTTCGAATCCCTCGAACGTGCTGCCGGTTTCCTTCGCAAGCTCCATCGACCGCACCAGCGACCAATAATTAACGAGCGCAAAGAATACGTTAGCGAAGTCGCGAGCCTCTTCCGATTCATAAGCGATCCTATTCTGCGCAAGATATCCGTGTAGATTCATCGCGCCAAGTCCGATCGAACGCATCTGACGGTTGGCCTTAGCGACTGCCGGCGCGTTCTTGATATTCGTTGATTCCGATACGACCGTCAGCGAATCGACTGCGAGCTTAACCGTTTGCTCGATCGACTTATTCGCCATGACGTTCGCGATGTTGAGCGATCCGAGGTTGCACGAAATGTCTAGTCCAATTACGTCCTCTTCGCCGTAGTCGGTGTACTCCGAAACTTTGGACGCCTGAAGTACTTCGCTACAGAGATTCGAAAATTTCACCTTCGAAATGTGATTCAGCGCATGAGCCGCGTTGACGTTATCTTCGAACATAATGTACGGGTAGCCCGACTCAGACCGTAGAATCGCGAGCTTTTCGAGTAGCTGCCGCGGATTAATCTTTTCCTTACGCACCGCCGGATTCTCGACGAGCTTGTCGTACATTTCTCCGATATCCATTTCATCAAGGTGCTCGCCGTATTCCTTATAGACCGTATGCGGATAGAAAACGTATGCGTCACGGTCTTCGCGAGCCAATTCGATAAACTTATCCGGAATGACGACGCCGATCGATAGCGTCTTGACCCTTACGTCTTCATCTGCGTTAATCTTTTTGGTATCGAGGAAATCGTTGATATCGCGATGGAACACGTTCAAATATGCTGCTCCTGCCCCCGCTCTTGCGCCTTGCTGATCTGCATAGCGGAAGGCATTATCGAGGAGTTTCATAACTCCAACGACGCCCTTCGTTACGTTCTCGATTCCTTTGATCGATTCACCTTTCGCTCGCAACTTCGATAAATTCAAACTTACGCCTCCGCCCATTTTCGAAAGTTGCATCGCTGTTCCGATCGCCATTTGAATATCGTTTAAGGAATCGTTCACTTCGAGAAGGAAACACGATACGAGTTCGCCGCGTCGCTTCCGCCCGGCATTCAAAAACGTTGGTGTAGCCGGCTGGTATTCCTGACGGATCATCATTTCCGCAAACTCGATCGCCTTGGCCGCGTCCCCTTTTGCGAAGAATAGCGCACAGATGGCGATTCGATCTTCGTAGCGTTCGAGGATCTTCTTCTTATCGTTCGTCTTGAGCGCGTAATCGTTGTAAAACTTGAACGCACTCATAAACGAAGGGAAACGGAACTTTTTCGCGTAGGCTGCCTTGTAGACCGCTTTTATTTCATCGAATGTATACGGCTCGAAGACTTCGCGTTCGTAATAGTCGTTCTCGATCAGATAATCGAGCTTTTCGCGCAGATCGTGGAAAAATACCGTATTCTGATTCACGTAATCTATGAAATAACTGCGGACGGCTTCGGCATCCTTTTCGAATTGAAAGCCGCCGTTCTTCCGTATCATAATTTCGTTGTTAAGTTCGATATACTTCGCATGCTTATTCGTCAATAGCTCTCACCCTTTCCGTAAATATCCGTACATCCTCCGTCGTCCCCGCCAGCTCGAACTTGTGGACGATCGGCACTCCGTACTCTTCCGCAATCAAGTCCGCCGCCTTTGCGAAATTCCCGCCCCAGTTGCGATTGCCTGACGCAGCCACGCCCGCCATTAAATCGCCATTATCCGCGAGGAAGTCCCAAACGGTGCCAGCGACCTGACCGAAGCCGTAAGTTCCCGTTACCAAGACGAACGGTTCCGTTAAAAGCATATCCGACTTGATTTCGACCGCTGGCAGGCCGGTCTTGGCTACGAATCGGCGGACGTTACCGGCCAGCGAGTAATAGGCGATTAACATAAAGACGCCACCAATACTCCGATAGGAATTGCGTACATAGAGAGAACGATTAGCTTTACGATCTTATCCGTCATAGTTTTTGCTTCCGTAAAAACCGTTAATAGCGCAAAAAGTAGCAAGCACACTATCGCAACGTATGTCATTCGATCGACTCCCTCCGTTTTAATTCCGCCTCTATTTCGTCTTTTCGCGCCAGAATCCGGTCACGCTCGATTCTTAATTCGATCAACTTCGTATCGTGCCGGCTGATTGCGTAATCAACATCGATAAGTTGTTCGTCAAGCCATCGTAAGGACTGTCGCAATTGTGCGGCCGGGACGCCGTAGCATTCGTAGGTCATTGCGTTTCCTCCTCTACGTCCTTTTGAACGCGTTTATGTTCGCGGTATGCGGTGTACAGTCGATCAGCTAATCCGACGAGTAACGCGGTTACCGTGAAAACCACTGCGATTGTGATTCCGACTTTAACGACTGTTCCGACCGCTGGGACCGAAAGCAACGCCGTCACGATGACAAATCCGGTCAGACATCCCGCAGAAAACAATCCGAGTAATAAGGTGAGCGCAGCCAAGTACGCTAATGCTCCGATAAGTCGCTGCTTAAACATTCGAGCCGCCTCCTAATTCATCCTTATATCGTTCATGCAATGTGTCTGCGAGTTCCTTAGCGTACACAAGAAACGCATTGACAAAATCAGCCTCTTCCTGCGTTATTATTTCATTTTCTTTACCTTGCTTAGCTTGAATTTGGCGAGTTAAAGCAACCGCCGAATAAATAAAGCCATCAAATATCTCCTGTTTAAGAATCATCATATTTCTATGCTCTTCCACCGATCACTTCCCTCCGATCGTGTCGAGGATTTCTTTGATCGCGTAGTATTCCGGGTTGATTAGCGCTTTGATTCCTTCGGTGATCGCATAAATACCGAATCCTCCCGGAGTAACCACTAAAAAACAAACAGCAAGCACCACGGGAAACCATTCGAAATCCCAACTACAATGGCTCTTCTCATACGATTTTACAGTCACCTTCGTAATTATGACTCCCGCAATAACTGCGATCATTAGAAAAACGAACCCGATAATCGAATCAGTCACACCGTTAGCAAACGCCTGCTTTACGAGAACTCCGTATACATGCTCGGCCGCGACTCCGAGCTTTGCTGCCAGCTTGTCGATATACTCCATCGCTTTATCCATTCGAATCACTCCTTCGGTTTATCTATTACGCCTACGTGAATCAGCCACGAAAGCCCAATTGCCGCCGCATCGCTTTCATCGAAGTTTGCAAACTCGCCGGTATATCCGGTCATACGCCGCACCGCCGCCTCAACTTCGTCCTTTTCTGCGTTGCCTGATCCGGCAACCAACGACTTAACACGCGTTGCTGATATTCCGAGTTGCGGTTGCTTTGCGGTCGGAGTCTTCCAATACTTATCGAACGTTAACCCGAATCGAGACGTTGCTCGTTCGCACGCGTTCCACGCCGCCAGAACCGGATAGTTCGAGGTCGACGTTTTGCCTGCGAAGTCCTCCCGCACCACATAATCGAATCCATCCCGCGGGTAGTTTTTATCGAGGAACATCAGCGCCCACCCTTCGATAACTTCGGCTCGATGCGCGTGTGACCGGCTAGGGTTTGGCTTGACGTGTGATAGCGCTTTGATCGTTGGCTTTCGGTTGCGTACCTCGATGATCGCCACGCCTGGGCAGGTCATCGAGGTGTCGAACGCAAGGCACCGGATAGGCTTGGCGCTACTCATCTGCCCGCACTCTTTCGATAAATTCGAGCGCATCAACGTACTGCCGTTTCGTAGATTCGTATACGTTCGACCTCAATACTCGCGACACTTTTGCGCGAAGATCCGCCAGTTCTTCATCCGTCAGCGACTTCGCAATAGCCGTCTTGTATCCGTTAAATGTCCATCCGTTCAGATCCAACGGTAAAGGCGAGCCCTCCTCGACAGACTTGCGGATCTCTACGAATCTATCGAATAGCTGCTCGACGTCTTCATCCGTAATTTCGATGCCGAACGCCCGCATATCCGGAGACTTTTCGAACTCTCCTTCCGGATACACCCACGATTTCTTAGCCGCGTTCACGTAGAGGATGACGTAAAGGTCGACGCCGTACATCGGACCGTAGGCGACGCATTGCTTGACGTGCTTTTCTTCCGGCTGCCACATCGAATGGAGGGACGTCTTTGCAGCGGTAGTCTGCTTCGATTTAATCTCGAGGCCGACGCGCAGCACTTCGCCGTCTTCCGTTACGTAGCGCATGATGCCGTCGCACGTTCCGTAAAGGTTGAACGAGTATCCACGATGTGTGACCGGATGATTCCTTTTCGCGAAATCCTCGAACATCGGCGTTCCGTCTTCGTTCTTTTCGAAGCTGAACGGACAGGGGCGGCCAGTCTTCTTCTCGAAATGTTTCTCCATGAAGAGAATGTCGCGCTGGATCACGTCACCGATCGCTGTACCAATTCGAGTCCACCGTCCTTGATACGGAGGCTTTTTCGTTTCGTCCCTCGGAGATCCGATCGCTTTATGGTATAGCTCGCGCGGGCAAGCGTTAGCAGATGACGGCGAGAAATACGGCTTCTTCGGAAATACTTTCGGAGCATTGGCGTACCATTTATGAATCTGCGCGTCCAGGGCGTTATCCCACGTCTCCGGCAGCGAGTGCCATTCGTTCAGATATTCGACCAATTCGTCCGCAATCTGCTGCGCGTATGTGGTCGGTTCTTTTATGTGTGCCCGCAGTGAATTTGCGGCTGATCTTCCGTTTATATTCGTCAATTAATCGTCTCCCTTCGTTTTAAACCACTCTTCCACGGGAACTCCTTCGCCCCATCTTCGCATCACTTCGATATCTGTTCCGTTAGGTACAACGTCTCCCCAACGATATGAATTAAGCATGATATCGCGAATGTCTTGCGCTTCCTCCCACGTAAAATCCTCCGGAACTTCGAATATCAATTCGTCATGTACCGTTGACCACAGCGCCCAGCCCGGTTTGTTAGCGCAATATTCATGAGCCTTAATCATCGTGACCTTCGTTTGTATAGACGACGATCCTTGAACGCGGGCATTTGTCGCCTGCCTCAAAGCACGATTGATCCGCGAGTTATGTTTCCTGGCGTCCTCATATTTCGGATCATTCCATTTTCCATACGGAATAGGTTTTCGAGGTAATTTAGCGTCCGGAAGCCGTCGTTTTCGCGCCTTTAGATCAGCCCAAACGTATCCGTTTTTTCGCACAAACTCCTCGTTTTCTTTTAGCCAAGCCGATAACTTCGGCATACTTCCGAATAGCTCACCCTTAAACTTTGTCGCCTCTTTTTTATTAACGCCTAGCATATCCGCAAGAGAATAGTCACTCATCCCATAAAGTGTCGCTAACCACACGACCTTCATTTGCTTACGCTCCTTAGTGTCTGAGCCATCGGCGTTTTTATAGACTTCCTCGTACGGACGCTTATAGAAGTTTGATGCCATCATAGCGTAAGGATCGCGCTCCTCTAAAAACGCGTTTATCAGTACCGGCTCTCCGGATAAATAAGCCACACACCGAATCTCCTGCGCTTTAAAGTCGGCACCCAGCAACACTTTTCCGGGAGGAGGGCTAAACATCGGTCGGGCTTCTTGAGGCTGATTCTGTACGTTAAAGCCTTGATCTGTTTTATCCTCATCATCCTTGCCGGAGCTGAATCTTCCCGTTACGGTTCCCATCGGATTAAAGCGCGAATGCCAACGCTTAGTTGTCGGATTTTGCTTCAATGGCAGAGTTTCAATGTAGGTACCGGAGAGCTTCGTAATTTTCTTGTACTCCAACAACTTTGCAATGACTTCGTGGTCGCCTTTTAGCGGCTTTAATGTTTTCTTTGCGTCCATGTTCGGAAGCTCTTTGCCGATCGCCTTCGAAAGTGCAGGGCGCATCTGTTGGGTTGAGTTTAGATTTAACGGACCATCGCCTTCATGGAACGGAGTCAGCTCCGTAACTAATTCCGACCGCAACTCTTCCGCACGCTTATGCAGTTTTTCTCCGTATTCCTTTGCGAAATCCAAGTCGAGGATATATCCGTTAGCCTCTAAATCGACAATTACATATAGCAACGGAATCTCAACGGTTTGGTAATACTCCAAAATCGTAGGCATTTTTTCCATGTGTTGACGTTGAAATTTGTACAGCTTCCACGTTAATTCCGTATCTTTAGCTGCGTAAACTAGCGCGATGTCTAATGGCACTTCTTTGAATTGCGCGTCCCGACCAAACAATGCGTCGAACGTATCTGCCGGCGTTTTTAGATATTTTGGCGCCAAGTCTTTTAATTTAAATGAACCGGCACCACCCAATGTGCGATCACCTTCGTTTTCATTTAACATGTGCATCGCGGTCATCGTATCCCAAACGACGCCTTTCAGATCGAATCCATGTCGGCGGACCATCGCAATATCGAATATCGCGTTGTGCAGGACTTTTCCGATCGACTCATCGTTAAATACCGGCGCCAATCCTTCAAGCACGTATTCGCGACTCAGTTGCTCGCAATCTACGTGATCAACCGGTATATAAACGTGCCAGTCAGCGCTCGGAAGCGTGAGCGAAAGCCCGACGATAGCATCCGTATATACATCAACGCCGGTCGTTTCGGTATCCACTGCGATAATTTCTTCGCTACTTAACGCCTCAATTAAAGCCTGGAATCGGGCTTCAGTCGTAATTAATTCGTAGTTTTCCGGTGTATTCTCGACCATCTTCCGCAAAGTTTCTTCGCGCTGGGATTCTTGAAGCGTCTTCCATAATCGCATGGCCTCCGCCTTGCTGAACGCCTTCGGGTTGCCGGCCTTGTTCACGCAGTCAGACGGATTCCTTGCGAGCTTGCCCGCTTCCATTGCCGCCTTGACTTCGTTTAAGCGTTGGCGGTCAGTTTCCGATAGCTTGCTCGCGAATATGCGGCGCCAGCTTTCCTCGATCGGTTCGGCCTTTCTCGCCTTCTGCTTCCGCTTAGCTGTTTCAGCAACTTTTTCGTTCTTAACTTCGTCATTTTTAGGCGCCAAAGCGCTAAGATTCAACCGCAGATTTTCGAGTTCCATTCGCACCCTCCTTTCTCGCGTGATGGGTTCGGTCTACTCCGAGATAAAATTTACGGCACCGAAAAATAACGCCATAGATACGTATAATCCAGCGAATAGCCATTCCGAATTGTATATAGCGATTACGGACAATGCAGAATTATAGATACCGAAGACATAAGCGAATGCCCTATTCGACCTGCTCATAAATCGACCTCCTCCGTCCATTTCCGCTTGTATTCCACCTCATTGTCCGCATACCAATCCGACCAGCAAGCGTTGTCGCAAAAGTACCGGTCGAAGAGCGAATCGTATGTTGCGGATCGCCCTTCGTTCATTACCCGGCTACATGCGGCGCAGATGGCGGCAGGTTTTGCGTCCACTTACTCGTCGCCCTTTCGATCGAAACGCGCTTCGACTGGCGCTATTAGTTCGATGCTTGACTGATTTTCTGTGCAATTTCCGTGGTTCTGTGTAGCGACTTTTACTCGACCGTCCTCGCCGACAGCCAAAACCTCGCAAATTTCCCCATCATATAAATACTGAACCATATCACCGGCCTTATACTCGCCCACCTCGCGTCCGATTGCGGCCCATTTCTTACGCTCGGCGGCTGCGCGTTTTGCTTCGGCAACTTCTTCGTCAGTGGCGCGGACGAGTTCATCTTCGTAAAAAATTCCGGCTTCGTTTCCGTTTAATTTTTCGCAATGGAAAGGTGCGAAATCTTTGTCGTCTCTTTTTACTAGTACGATTTCATCAATTTCCGCATAATGACCGCTTTCGTTCCTGACCACCTTCGCATAATCACCGACTTTCAGGCGTTCAGGCTTCGGCTCGGCGGCGCTGACTTTGCGGTAGACTTCGAAATCATCGGCACAGTAAGTGTCAAAACCGTCACCGTCGTCATCCCGGATTTGAGGATCTCCGCAACCATCTACGCGATAGATTTCGTAATACTTACCTGCGGTTAGAAATTCGTTTGGAGCTTCGTCAAACTTAACGAAATCGCCCGCCTTCGCCTCGCTCTTGTCAATCCGTACGTATTCCGTCTTGGCTTCGCCTTTTAGCGCAGCAACGTCGGATTTTAGGGATTCGATATCCTTTTCGTTTGTGCTGACGCGATCTTCTAATGACGGTTGAGATGCGGAGACTTTGCGGAAGAGTATGCTATCCCCGTCTGTTACGGCGTTTCCGTGAAAGTCGTCTATTTCATCTCGGACAGATAACCGCGAAGTACCCTCGTCGCGTACTAGTAGGTAAAATCCGCCTAATTTAAGATCCGGATGCCTATGTCCGTTAAGTACCAAATCTCCGGATTTTCCGACACTTCTCGGAGTTCCTTCCACACGCTCATACTCCGCACCGTTATACGCAACCTTCGTAATTTCACCGTTCACCATATCGAGAGTTTTAACGCCAGTAAGTTTCGACATCGAATCGTCCTCCTTTTATTGACCGTCCGACCCGGTAAGGTCAAACCGCCTCCGCTTCGTTATTTTCCACAAAATCTTCCCGCATGAAATTCAGATCCATTTCGACCCAGCGCTTGCCTTCCTTTACTGACGGCCCCCAATAGTCGGTAATGCCGCGATTATCGAACATCCAAACGCGAGGGAATTTTCCCTCACCGATCAGCACGCCGATGAAGAAGTCGACGTCGTCCGTCGTATAAGGCTGACCGTCTCCTTTGCGCCCTTCTACCGTTAAATAGCCGCGGTCTTCCCGACGATCACGAATCGTCTTAACCTGGAACGTCTTCCATTCGCCAGTGCCCGGATCTCTTGCGCTGATATCGAAGGATTCTTCCGTCTCCGCTTTTGATACCGCCTGCCACCCGCTGGCTAATAAAGCCGCGCGGGCGATCAGTTCGGAATATTTGCCGATAGTTTCCTTGAGATGCGCCATTCAATCGTCCCCCTTCGTTTTATTAAAACGGCAGATCATCGTCACTGATTTCGTTAGATTTTTCGTTATTAGATTCCGCTAATGGAGGCAGAACGGCTTTCTTGACGCCCTCTTTCGCTTCGTGAAGAATCTTAACGATGTCTTCTTCATCGCGGAAGTTAGCGAGTTCTTCGTATTTGTAGTCGATGCCGATAAACGCTTTTGCTTCTTCAAGAACATCGCCAGGTAGATCTCCAGTTTCTAACGAATAAGTCTTGTCGGACTGCTTAAAATGCACCGCTTGACCTACGAGTGTATAATCCGACTTGATTTTCTTGACCGGCTTCTCCGCTTTATCAAAATCATCCATTAAACTGTTTGCGTGGAATTCCGCAATGTCTATAACGCGATAAGTTTTGTATGTCGGATCGTACACCGGTATCATAAAGAACATTTTTCGTTTTGCTCCCGCTTTGCACGAAATGCACTCATTTTTTCCTGGCTGGAAGTATTTTTTTAACTCGTCAACGCTGACGGTACTACGAGGGGAGTGCAAGCACGTATGCTTTCGGAATTTATGATCGTAGCCCTTTCCGGTGTATTCTCTGTTTTCATGTACGAAATAGACGTACCACTCATCGTACGGCGCAAGCATAACCAACGTACGTCCTTCTTTGTTGATCTCCCCGCGACTTCCGACGCGGACATAACGCGTAACGCCCTCCGGGAATTCGCTTTCGCCGTTAGCCGCCTTATCACGTTCTTCTTCGCGCTCTTTCAAAATGTCTCTAATGCTCATTCGATTTCCCCCTACGTTTTAATTTTGAGGCTTTTCGCCCTCGCAAAATGCCGGTATCTGCGTCCGAAACGCCGCCAGCGCTAAGCCGTAGCGACGCGACTCTGTTACTTAACGGCCACCCCGACATTCTCCGAGCGCCGGGCCGCATATCCGCCGCCCTCATTCGCCTTCTTCGCGATTAACTTCGTAAATAAGTCTGCAAATACAAAGCGCTGCAATCACCGCAAATATTTCGAATAGCCATGCGTTAGACATAGGCAGCGACTCCTCTCGCTGTACGCGTCAGTTCGCGTCTTAATTCGTGCGATTCCGCCGGCAATTCGTCAATACGCATACGAACCGCATTAATTCGAGATTGCAACGCCAATTTCGTCGGTAATGACCGGGCGCGCGACAAACGGTCTTCTAAATGTGCGATCTCTTCTTCGAGTTCATCGCGAAACTTATCGATCCTAGCCACCTCTTCCGTAATTTGTTGCGACATTTTCGTAATTTCTTCCGTAATGAAATTCGTCACTTTACGCCGAATACGATTGATGCATCCTTTATTCGGTGGGATCACGGTTTTAACAACGTCTACATCTACCGCAAGCATGAACGTTGCTCCACGATGGGAATACATCCGAGCATCTTTTCCGTTGTTGTCCGGACCGATGCCGCAGTAAATCGCATTAGATAACATCTGCGACGCCCATGCTTCCGGCGTTTGGTTGCCGATCTTAAAGCGCTTGGTAATTCGTTTCTTTGCGTGGTGAGATAGCGTGACTTTCATCCGACCCGCACCGCCTGTATCGAAAGTGGACGGTAGTAGTCCGCCGGATCTTCGTCGACCGGCCATGCGCCTTGATATAAAATTTCGGTAAGTTTGCGCTGATCTAGCGCTGGATACGTATTGGAATCGGTAATTTTGGGGATATTCATAGTACGTTCGCCTCCATATTATTTAGGTAAAACGCACTAGATCGGAAGGTGTGTTCGCATTCTGTTCGCTTGTCTTTTGACAACAGATTGTATATGATGAGGGTGTAGCGATGCCTTCCGGGCTAGTTACGCTAAGTTATTTCGCAAACAAATAGTCTCGGTAATCACCGAACTGTTGAGTATCGAAGTAGCCTGCCAGCTTTTCGAGTTTGCGAATGACTGTCATGTGATGGACGCCTAACTTCTTACCGATTGCCGTCGGCGTTGGGCGTTCACACGCTAGGAACGTCTCAACAATTACTTTTGTTGTTTCGTCCGATTTTTCAACCAAATTGTCGATCAGTTGCCGCTGATCGGCTCTTTTTTTTCTGAAAAATAAATTCTCTGGTGTATCTTCTGCGACGACTCTCAGCGTTGCCGCGCCTTCATCGCCATTCGAAGATAACCCACACTCTAACACTTCATTCTGATGCCTTTTCTTTTTATTCCTATAAAGATTCGCTCGTTTATTTTTTAGACTGAACTTAAAATAGTTTTCGAAGTCATGTTCACCGGAATAAGAAGCAACACAATTCATAAGGACATCCTCGTATAATGCTAACACCTCCGGAACGCTAGCCCTCAACGATCGCGCCACCTCTTCAAATGTCGATCGCATCGGAGTGATGGTTAGGTCATAAATCTCTGTGAAGGAATTATTACTTCTTGTCTTTTGATAATTCAATACCAGGCTATTCAGTTTTTCTTTCAAAAACTTTCACCCTCCTTTTTTCACTTAATAATACCCGCGACATTTTAAAGCCGCACATAATTTCTTAATTTTTTTCTAAGTTTTTCTTCTGTAAAGAAATAATAACATGTAATTTGGATAATTCTTCTCTATCACACTATGTTTCCGAAAAATAATTTAATGTAATGAATATTCGCAAATAAAAGAAAATCCCGTCGAATGACGGGCTAAAAAAGAAAAATCAACCACCTGGGACTGGGTCTGCTAACTGTGTTGTATTATCTTCTGTCACATTATTAATTAACGAACTTCCCGCTAGCAGAACCACCGCTGTAAATAAAACTGCCAATAAAATCTTTTTCAAAGTATTCCTCTCCCTTGTAATTTAATTGGATGTCCTTTATAGGGGCAGCGACGAGAGGGTCTAATCCGGCATCGATCATATCACCCACAACGATGCTTGAAAACAGGAAGTTGAATTCTTGTGTGAATGTACTATACGCGCAGGCCAGATCTGATAAGGTCCCATCCTTGATCAATTGGAAGTACCGCAGAAATAGATTTTTTTCGCCTAGTATCATGTCTTTCGGTGTTGGTAAATTTTGAGGAATCTCCCCTTTCTCTTTATACGAATAAAATCCCTCGACTAACTTCAATGTGTTTTTTGCTTCCGCAGCAATCCTCAAATCGTTTGTCTTTTTTGCCTCATCAGCGCTCATCCTTATATAGCGATGACACTCTTTCTTATCTTCCTCTATAAAAGAAACACCCATGTAATAATACCCGTCAGATTTCGTTTTCGCACTTAAATTCGAAGAAAAAAGAAATTCTGCATGACGTCGCGCTTTTGAAAGATCTTTAAGATATAAATAAGCAGGCGCAAATACTTCGGAGAGTCTGATAAGATAACACTCTTTAAAAAACGTTTTCCTTGCGTCACTTAATTCGTATATCTCTTTTTCGATATCGGAAGCTTTTTCAACGATTGTTGCATATTTATTTTCAAAATAAAGACAGTAGCAAGAAAAGATATCTTTCAAAACCTTTAATTCTTTATCCTTTCCGCATTTTAAAGTGTTCACATAATTCCTCAACTCTTGTGGTCTGAATTCCCCTAACATGTAGTTATATATTACCTGATAAAATTGTGTATAATTGATTAGGTTGGAATCCATTCTATGCGCTTTCAGCAATTTTTCTAACAAAGGAATATCACGCTTTATTGCCGCATACTCAAAAGCATGTTTAATAGCCTCAGTTGTAGTTAGTTTCAAACACCATTCTTGCATTAATTCATGATACTTCGCTTTATAGAAAAATTGTGACAATTTTAATAATGTTCGAAATCCGATTTTCCCAGTTCTTTTGAAATTGTAAAGCTGATTCACATGAATATTTAATTTACTTGCAGCTGAATCAAAATCCAAAAACAAATCGTCGAAACAGTTTAAAACATCTTGCTGAAGTGCGCCCAAATTTAAACCCCCTCTATTTTTAATTGCGCTCGTTTATATTTCTAAGTATAATACATATGTGTACTTTTGTACACATTATTATTCAAAAAATTTGGAAGGAAGATAATTATGATTGATTATTCTCCATTATTTAAATGTCTTAATGAAAAAGAAATAGCTTTGAGTCATTTCCGTGAAAAAGGACTAAATTCTAAAACGCAGGCTCGTATAAATAAGGGACAAGCTGTAAGTCTCTCGACAATTGAGTTTTTGTGCAAGGAATTAGACGTTCCGATCGAATGTGTCGTTAGGATCATAAGGGACTAGCTAACCTAGCGAGATATTATCGTCTAGTGTAAAATAGTACGGACACCTTTAATGATGGGAGGTGTTTGTTACGTTTAAGGTCGGCAAATGCCGGATACCCGAACTTTGCCATAAACGCGGTATTGATCAGACTCAACTCGCAGCTAAAGTCGGTTTAACAAAACAGCACATAACGGACTACGTAAGCCTCCGCAACATTCCAAGCATCGAGCGAGCTTATAATATCGCTCATGTACTTGGTTGTGTTCCTGAAGATCTTTACGAATGGTCCGAGGTATCCGGCAATAACACGGAGGGTTAATATAACCTCCGCCGACCTTTAGTACGGGTATTCCCGTACTGTAAACTCACCCGCCACTTCTTAACGTCATCCGCACGCTCATACACCGCCTTCAACTCCGCTCTCCCCTTCGCAAGCAATAATTCATTCGCATCCTTTCCTTCCGTAATATATACGTGTGCCAGTCCGACTTTCCCGTATAAATAACGCTCGACCTCCGCCCGCAACTTCTCGCCAGCCTTATCGTTATCCGTCACGATGGTTACGTGATCGATCGGAGACTGGACGATAATGTCCGCCTTCCGTTGGTTGAACGAAGATCCTCCGGTTCCGATCGCCGGCACTCCCGCCGTCATCCACGACTGCGCATCGATCTCCGCCTCGCATAAGACAACGCGTGTCAGCCGCCGGTCATACACGACATTCATTCCGTAAACAAGGTCCCGTATCGGCCAGCCGCCTTTGACGTACCAGAACGCCTTGCCCCGGGTTGACCGATACTTTACGTTGGCGAGCCGCCCGTTCGGCAACCGCCAAGGCAACGCAACCGCACCGCCAGCCATACCGACGCCCATTAGCCGCTGGACAGCCGGCATGATTCCGCGCTTGTTTAAATAATCGTTAGGCCCCGCAGTCACGTCGTCGAGAATCGATTCGCTCAACGGTTCGCGATTCTTTGCGATCTTCAGCTTCGGCAGCCTCAGCGTTAATTTACCGTCGTCTGATTCCGGCGCGTACGAATCGATTAGGTATTCGACCGTCTCCTCTTCGGTTTCTTCGCGTAAAAACGCAAGTAATTTAACGAAGCCACCCCGTGCATACTCTGCGTCATAATAGCCGCTATCACCCCAATAGCCGGCCTTCGCGGTCGCCGTGTCTTCGAGATAAACGTAAAAGCTCGGCGACCGGTCATATCGGAAAGGGCTTGCGGCCAGGAGTCGCTCGTCCGTCCAGGTCGGCCGCGTCCATTCGAACTGTTCGAGCTCATATCGTATGTCGACGTCGACCGGACGGCCGTTTAACGTCAATGTCGGCACTTTCGTCTCACTCCTTTCGTCTTAGAAATCGAACTGATCCGCTCCCCCTAGCTGCTTAATGACGCCAAACTGCGGCAAATAAACGATCTCTGCGCGCTGACCTTCGCCGCCATCCCGGCCTTTGTTCAGACCGATCAGGCCCCGACCTTCCTCTGCGTTCGTATCCACCGCAATCAATAGCGCAGCATCTTCGAGAAGAGCCTTTGTTTTCTTGACGTCTTTACGCTGCGGCAACTTTAATTCGGAATCAGCGTCTTTCCCTTCGCCTTCTTCCGCTTGCGTCAACGCAAAGACAGTCGTTTTTGTTTGTCCGGCCAGACGACGGAGTTTTTTCGAAGTCTCGGCCGCGTCTCCGCCCGCAGTCTTTGACGTGTTCTTTTCGTAATCGAGGTAGTAAAAAGGGTCGATTAGCACGACATCGGCTTTCGTTTCGAGGATATCCGCTTTTAAATCCCGCAGTTTCCGGGAGCCGAAGTCTTCGTCGTCTACCGCGCGGACAATGATGTTGCCCGGGATCAGTTCGTTCATCTTATCGAGGAATTCCATAAAGCCGGCTTCGAATTCGTCGGAAAGCTTGCCCTGGCGTACATCGCGCGAATTAAATCCGGCCTCAATATCTACGCCATCAAGATTCGCTTTTGTCACGCCAATGCTTGCCGAAATGGAAACGTAAAGCCTGACGAGAACCTCATACCATCCCATCTCCATCGACCAAATCAGAACGTTCGCCCCCTGCATCGCGCAATTAATCGCTTCCTCCAATGCAATGGCCGATTTTCCCCGGCCGGACTTCCCGTAAATAACGTATACGTTCGATGAAACATAGCCGCCCATCGCCCGGTTTATGAAGTCGAATTTACTGAGCCAGATCCGGAAAGACTCGCCAGCCTTGCGGTTTTCGTATTCGGCTTTGAATTTGTCGGTATCTTTTTTGATGTCGGTACCGATAGAACTACGAACGTTTGTTCTTATTTTAAGACTTTCGACTTTTTCCGTCAACCATGAAAATAATTCTTCCGGATTATCTTGCGCTTGGCTAAACCGGTCCGGAAGCTCCTTTTCCGCGATATCAACGAACTCTCGCAACGCAGCCTGTTTCCGTAGTTTTTCCGCAAGGTAATCGTAATTGGCCTCGATATTAAAATCCGGCTGGAAGTCCGGAACCTCATTCGCTACCATTTCGGCCGTCGGTGCCTGGCCTCCGTGTTTCTCCGCATATTCCGTGATGTATCGGAGTGCCTTGCGTTCGCCTTCCGTCGGCAGATCCTCCGCGGTAATATTAAAGCGCAGCAGCGCGTTCGGATCGTTCTGCTCGATCACTTTCGATAGCATTAAAACACCGTAGTTCATCCGCGATCCCTCCTCACTCTCTTAACGTAAATCACTCGGACGCCTCTTTTCGCCTGCTCTGCGATTTCGATTCGAATACGGAAGAAGTCGGCGGCTTTGCCGAACATATCCGAAATGTAATTCGCAGCGACACCGATGTAATAAAACGCCCAATCTAGCGCAGCAAACGTCCACTTTAACGGATAGAGTAGGCGGTACATCACCGCTTGACCTCCCGCTTTAATTTCGCCTTAGCTTCGTCCTGCTTCGCCTTGTATTACTCGTCGCCGTACATCGCTTCCAGACGTTTGTAATCGTTTAACTCGTCGAGCAGCTCATCGATTTTCTCCGTCTTCTTTTTCGCCATATCATCCCACGCCTTTTCTAGTCCTTCGCTAAGCTTAGCTACGGTATCGGCATACGGTAATTCCGGAAGAAATTCCGCAAAGTGAAACGCCGTTCCCTCCGGCTCCGGATAGTTTTCGTAATCAACTCCGTCAAGATATTCGTCAACAAACTGACTGCGGCAGACTAGGCGGATATCGTTCGCATCAGCGAGAATCCATTCGCCATGTATTGCGTCTGTCAGATCGAACTCAACGTAAGTAGAAACGCCGGTATCATCCGTTTCCTTAACGTCCCGACGCGCATCCACGAAGAAAATGCGGTCAGGATATCCGTCTACTGCGACTAGGTCTCCGAAAGTGATTTCGGCTTTCATGATCGACCACTCCCGTAATAAACGATCGATATTTTTAACCCATGCTCCCTTGCGAGATCGATCATATGCTTAGTTCCTCGGCTCTTCCCGTCCCAAAACGCCACGAGTGCGTCAGCTTCTTTCGCCATCTCCTTATTACGAATATATCCCGCAGCCTTTCCGAATCTATCCCAATCGGCCGGGTGCTCACTTACCCTATATCCGCGTTCGTCAGCGTATCTTTCTCCGAGAGCATCGGCTCCCCTTGCCTTTCCGGAAACGATTATAATTTCTTCGTCCTGTCTATTTCGCAAAACTGAGTCCATCTTTTGGCGCAATAATTCGTAGTTATTGAAATCGCGTCCGCCGGCAATAATCACTTTAATCATCTCCGTAGCCCCCTTTTCGATTCACCTTCGAATCCATGCACTATACATAAGTCGCGAATTCTATCGTAAATACGGTGCTCGCCGAACACGCCCGGCAAACGTTCAATCGAAATGTTGCTCGTATAGATTGTCGGCAACTGATTCGTCACTCTCGCGTTAATTATGCCGTGTAAATCACCGCGAAATCCGTCCGTTACGTTCCGTACACCAATGTCGTCCAGAACCGCAAAGGGCGCCGTCTTAGCCGCTTCTAGCGCGCGGTAGTAACGGGTGGCGGCCGGCTCTGCGACCGAGTCCGGAACACGCGGCCGATTGAATTCGTTATAATCGTCTTGCCATTCGTTCACATCGAGGAAATAGGCCGGACGCAATGACGGCGTTAAACCTCTCCGTAAAGATCCGCTGTAATGGACGCGCAGCCATTCGTTAAGGAGCGCCGCCGCTGTCGTCGTCTTTCCGGTGCCGGAGTTCGCGCTGAAGAGATACAACGACTTGATACGGTCAGCCGGTTCGATATAGCCTTCCGTTTGCTCAAACTGACGCTCGAACGTCTTGACGTAGTTTTCAACCGATTTATATATCGCTGGCTGATCCGCTCTGGCTGGCGAATTGGCAAGCGTTGTCAGTCGATATTCTCGCGGTAAGCCTGCCGCCGCTGACCGCCCGCCGTTTCCTGTCGCGCCGTGTAGTGCGATGAAGTGCGGGCATCGGCGGTTACAGGCGGACGTGCCGGCCGCTTTGCATCCGGTAGCCAGGACGCAGTTTCTTTCGTTAGTCAATGGCGTTCACTCCTTTCGTTAGTTCTCGATTACGTTTACTACGTGGATATTTCCGTTGTGTTTGTCTACGAGGAGATATACGGTGTACTCATCCCCTTTTACGACGTGTAGCATACCTTCGACGAAATCGAGATCAGTCGTTACTCTTGCTGGATCGTATGTCATTCGCCCACCCCCGTCCGGCTGTCGTCGATGATTTTTCCGTGTTTGACAGCAATAGATGTAAGCGCAGCTCTTCCGCCCCCTGTCGGTTCACCATCGGCAACTACAGTCACATAATCAATTGTTTTATAGAATCCGCGGTAAGCGACAACATCCCCCACACGAACCTCAGTCGGCTGCGGTGCGTTAAGATATTCGTCAGGTACTTCGAGTCCAAGTGCACGATGAAGAGCGATGGCTTCTCCGATATGGACGTTGAAGCAGTCGTCTGGTGCGGCCTTGGCGATTCCTCTGCTGACTATGTTCGTACATCCTCTCAGCTTTCTCAAAACCACGACGGTTCTTTTTTCGGTGTTTACGATGAATTCGTGATCATGCCCGATGTCTCTTTTGAGTAAACCCGATACATCCGCCTTCGCCTGCTCGACGATTTCATCCCGGCGTTCTTGTGCGCTCTTTTCTGGCTTCCATAGACGTTCTGCTTCTGTTGTGCAAACCGGTGTTGTGACCGTATTAACATCACCAGGGATAATAACAACATCCTCGTTTGTTTTCGCGTAATGAACAACGAATGCATAAGAATACGCCCCACCGATGACAATATCCCCCAATCGAGATTTATACCCAAAATATTTGTCGTCCTTTCTTTCGAACACAGTTTTCGCTTGATCTACTAACATTTTATTCATTTCGTCAGCCTCCTCGTTTTTAACTTCGTTATTGATGATAACTTCGTATTCGTAATGGTTTAAGAATATTGGACGACCGTTCTTGTACGATTCAACACCGTAAATATTAACGTTGTCTACTGTCACAGGTTCATAAATTTCGTAGTCTTTACGGACTGGTTTTTCCGTAATCAAGACACGCTCACCAACCTCAGCCGGACGCTTTTCTGTGACGATGAGTTCAGCGTCTTCTTTAGCTACTAAACAACCATCAATACTTCCGTTATATATCACATAGTCGGCGTTGTCTTCCCGTGCGACTTCGAAAACTTCACCAATCTTATCTGTGTACCAGTACCTAGACCCACTTGCTTTCTTAATCCGCACATACTTTTTCGTTTTAGTCATTCCGTAACCACCTTTCGCCTGTTCTAATCGCTATCTCCGCATGTTCCAACGTCAATGGTTCCGCACCTTCATCCGTCATAAACAGCGCATGACCGACTCTTCCGCGCTCTTTGTACCACATCATAACGATATAGCCCCCGTACCCTTCGTAAGTTGCCGGCGCATAATTGTCGCTTAAAGGCACGTATCCTATTGAACCGCAAGAATCATCGTCACGATCAGAATTCCCGAGTCCCTCCGATAACCTACGTAATTTACTCATCGTTGCGCAATTCCAATTCTTCGGTGAAAATACGCCATTTTCGAAAGCACAAACCGGATCTGATCCTTCCCACGTTTTTCCGCGTTCTTTACACAATCTACATACCATCTCGCAATCCCTCCGTTTAATAAAAGTCGTCGCCGATTTCCGCCTGCTGCTCCCGTCGTTGCTGCGCCGCTTCTTCGGCCCTGATTTCCGCCACTGCCCGCTGCAAATTCCGTCCCATATACGTCTGCATAAATCCGAAGCTGATACCCGGCCATTCTGCCGTAGGCCTGTATTCCGCAAAGCACAGATCGATGAATCGCTTCGTTGCTTCCGGCCCGTATTCGCCCGGCTTCCGCTTCGTTCCGACCCAGCGCCCGAGCATTCCCGCTTCCGCCTTCCATGGTTCGCGAGTGGGCATCGGAACGTAAGGGACGCCGTACAGCCGCTCATGCTCCGCTTTTAAATACGCCTGGAAGTCGCGTACATTCCACTTAAATACCGGTTTATCTGTCGTCGGCATTTTCGTCACCCATTTCGTCATTGATTCCGGCAACTTGAACTCCGAGATAATTTAACGTGCATTTAATGATACGTTGAATCTCTTTAGCTCGGAAATACATTTCGGCCGGATACATCCGCGAGTCGCAATCGTAACGCTGATAGAACTCCCGCACCTTCTCCTCCGGCGTCTTTTCGACTTCATATCCGTTGATTAATGCGGCTGCGATCGTCATGGTGTCTAGATCATTTAACGGGCTGAATTGGTCCGTCCACTCACGAGTTACATGGTATTCCAGAACGTCCTCCTCCGACCACTCCTCTACGTATAGCCCAAGTAGCGCATCCGCCTGCTCCTTCGTAATTACCGGCTTTATAATTTCGCTCATCTTAGCGCCTCCTTTGCGTGTAAATTTATTTCGTATAGCTCAGTAATCGGAACTAAATCGACTGGTTCTTCGGGAAGCTCCGACTTCGATTGGATTAACTTCAGCGCCTTCTTCAGCCGCTCGTTTTCCGCAATCAATCCGGCAAGGGCACAACGCAGGTCTGCGATTTCTTTAGTTTCCGGAAACAGATCGAACGTCGTCAACTCACGCTCTGATCCGTCTTCCTCCTTGATAAAAACGCCGCCCTCTCCCGGAGCAACCTCCCGCACCTCAATGCCGAGTTCCTTTGCGACCTTGATAATGTGGTCTATATCGAATTTTGGAACGATCATTTTAACGCCTCCACTCATCGCCTTTTTTGATAACCGTCAGACCTTCCTCGCTTCGTTTGGTGTTTTCCTCCGCAATCTCGGCTAATTTCAAACGCTGTTTGTCGGTGAGCTCCGAGATTCGTCTCGTATCCTCCGCCACGTTTTCGCCGCCTCTCCGTCGTTTTAACGTTATCCCTTACGATTGCCCTCGACCGTCAGCAAAGCCGCTAATTCCCCGCGAAATTCCCGTATAATTCGTGCGAGCTCTTCCAACGTCTTGGCGTCCGATAATTTAACCCGACGATCCATGACGAACATGATTGCGCGATCAACCGATGAGAAGTACGCGACCTCCCGCCAGCGTGCGATTGGTGACGGATCAAGATCGGGATTTTCGGCAAGCCGCTTCGGCCAGTTCGGCGCTTTCGTTGGATCGGTGAAATAGCGTTCATTTACGATGAAATTGCGTTCGTCTGACGTGAGTTTGTAGTCGGGGGAAATCGGGATTTCAATCGTCATGAGTTTCGTCATCTCCTTCGTTATCTGTTTTTAAAAACTTCGGTTACTGCACCGTTCTTATAGAAGATTCGAGCATCGGGCGTCGTCCATCCGTATTCGTCCGCTAGGAATTGAGCGTACTGTTCGACATTTTCGAAGGATACCTTTCCGGAGTAACTTCGGAATATATAATCGGACCAAGTTGGCGCAGTGTGGATCGGGTAATTACCGTATCGCGCCTTCCATTCCTCCTCTTTTTCAGGCGAAGCTATATTCGAGTAAACCCCTGCTTCCCATCCTTTTTTGTTAATACGATCTAAATCGACTGGGTCTGCGATTCCCCAACGATCTCCACAACAGTCGCAGTCAATACCTTCGCTTACTCCGTTCCAATAGACGCCAAGGCCTTCTGCAATTGTGTCCGCTTCTTCGTAAGAATTCGCCTCAATGAAGATCCGGTGACAAAGTTTATCATTCGTAAGGAAAGACCCACCGCTATTGTTCTGTGTATATTCGTAAAAAGCCATACTATCGTACTCCCTTCGTTATTATTAAAACCTAGCAATCGTTCGCATACGCTCACTCTTGCAGATGTTATTAATCGCGATATATCTTTTATTAAAAATATCCGCGCGAATGTATATGAGCGCTATTATTAGTTTAGATAAATAAGTATAGTTAAATGAGTTTAGTTCGTCTTCAAACTGTGAAGTAGGTCACTTCAAGTCATGAAGGGGGTTACTATCGTTTTTTGAAGTGCCGGAGTAAAACCACTCCGCCGGCTCCCACAACGTATACTCATTCGACGTCTGCCCGTTCTCTGTTTTGCGCTCGGTAATATCGATTAATTCGAGTTCCTTTAGTCGACGCAATGCTGCCCGAACTGTATTCGAAGAGCATCGACATTTGTCTGCGATAGTCTGTACGCTTGGATGCGATTTCTTACTCGTGTTGTCTGCGTAAAAACACAAGATCGAATATACGAGTTTCTGTATCGGCTTATCTAAATACGTCTCGTCTTCGAGGACCGCTTTCGTAACGCGGACGAACCTGTGGTCGTGGAAATCAATCGGTCGCTTTTCGTTTGTCAT